TCGATGATCCATCTGTTACGGCATACGGTAATTTTCTGGCCGGGGTTGCGAGGATCGTCGATGGTTTCTTCAAACCGCCGTTTAATGCAACAGGAACCGCGCTTCAGCTCTGTGGGGAAATCGTTCCAGTTAATGCCTCGCTGAGACCAAAGCATTTCCTGAATCATGTTGCAGGTCTTTTTGTGCAGCTCGTGATGGCTAAAATTGGCCTGACCTACGACCTCAATGCTGTTTCGGGTTGCGTCCTGCTGTCGCCAGATCAGACAGTTACAGACCTCTTCTTTTGGGACAGAGAAAACGCGGGAGTCGAACATGGCAGTGAACATCTTTTTCTGGTAGGCATTGTACCGTTTATATATGGTAAGATCGACGTCAACATCGATACCGATAGATTTCCAATACGGGCCATTGTCGTGAAACCAATCCTCAGCGATACGTTCAAACTCCCTGTTAAATGCCATAGTTGCCATCGACGCCGAAACGCTGCACATTTTCTGAATGTTATATCCAAACCAGGCGTCGGTCTGGATAGTAGCATAGTCTGTCAGCACCAGAGTGATCTCATCGGACTGAGTGTAACCAAGCACACAGCCCTGGATGTTCTCACAGAGATACTTCATCGTCTCCTGCATAGCCTGAGTCAGTACGGGATCGAAAGGCTTTTCCATGCCTTTCGTGAAGGTGTGGAACGCCTTGCCGTCAAGTCGGATGATTGCGGGCACACGGCGGGTTAAGAAGTTGCGAGAAACACCCTCATAGCCTTTCATGCGGTCGCCCAAACTGTCGTTTTTCTTTGCCATTGTTATTTCATCTCCTCCCAAGGAATACGGATAGCGTGCTTGGTAGTCAGCAAATAGGACGTGCGCCCATATTTCTCTTTCCATTCGTTGAGGTAGCGCTGCATCTCAGCAACAGCGTCTGCTCCGATGTCATCATAGGCATCTTCATACATATCCTCACAGGCATTGGATACGATACTTGAAGCATCGAAACTCATCTCTACCTCTTCGGTTCCCCATACGTACAGCGGCTTTCCCGTGAACTCTTCACAATCTTCATTCCAGCTATCAAAGAAATCCTCCCAGCAGCTGAAATATCCTTCGTTGTGAGAGTAGAAGTCGCTTTGTGCCATTGTAAATAACGATCCGAGCGCATTCGGCTCGTGCTTTTCTGCTTTTTCGAGCCGTTCTTTTTCTTTGCGGTTTTCTTCCTGCTGGCGGCGCTGCACAACGGCGTCGCAGTCGCAAAGTGTTCGGCATCTCGGAATCTGCTTTCCACAGTCGGGGCAAAAACGTACAACACCGTTATAACAGTTCGGGCAGAACCGGATAGACTGGTGCTTGTAGGGGAATTGGCCGGCTCTCTTATCGGGGTCGTCAGACAACCCATAAGGATTATCTTCGATACGGAGGCCGATACCATGACAAACAGGGCAAATCTCCTCATTGTCATGGAGATCCTTTATGAGTTTCTTCCCAATCAGCTCTCCAAAGGCATCTTCAATGTTGACGACCTTTCTTGTAGGTTTTACAAATCCGGGCATACCTCAGACCTCCTTGTAGATTGCAGGGAGGAACGTGAGACCAACTTTTTGCGCTACCAGATAGGCGGAATAGCCGTCAATCAAGACGGCGTTATCGTCCAGGGCAACATTGGTATTGAACTGGCCGGTATGATAGAACTCCAGAAAACGCTTTGCGATCTTCTCATCGCTGGGCTTTGTGCGGGCCATATATCCCGGAATCTTGATGGCGCTTATCAGTACCTCCTGGGTGGTGGCTTCGATTGTGGAGAGCGGGAAGGTAGCGCCGGAGGCCAACATAACCTCTTTCACATCCTGCTCGTCAAGATCCGCAGCCACTACGGTACCATACCGCCGACCACGCGCTGTATTACAGGCCACGCGAAATCCGGGCTGAAGTTTGCCTACAAGGTGCTCAGGGATCTCGAACCAGAACACCTTGCCATAGGGCTTATGCTTTACCATAGCTACTTTCATTTGGCAGTCCTCCTATAATTATAGAATAATTTACTTTGTTGCTATATACATAGTATAATCACGGCCTCCCAATTTGTCAAGAGGGAAGCCGTGATTTTCTTTGTTGCTAATGAAGTTTGTTGTCAGTCTGTTGAAGCAAGATGGAGGATAATGGCCTGTGGATTGTCGCAGTCTTTCAGGGTCGCTTTATAGTGCTGCTTCCACCAGCCATACAACAACTCAAAGTTCTTGATGGGCAGATATTCCTCCATAAGAAGCTGGGGATCATCTTGTGAAGCATAGTCCAACCGAAGAAGTTTGATGTCATCAGCGGTAAAGGATCGAAGCGGCTTGTACTCGAACTTGGTGACAATAGCCTTACGCCGAATGGCATATTCCGGGAGCTGGCTGGCTGGACTCCATTTGATAGCCTCGTCATATTCGTTGGGTATAGCTCTGCTGTTATCCCAAGCATATAAGCCATCGGAGCGGTATATGATACCTACAGTGACTTTCTTTTCGGTTGTCTCTCCGTCTTTTTCGACCGGCTCAAAAATAGTCAGTCTTTTGAACGGTTCGAGAATGTTCACTACTTCACCGATTTCAGGCAGAAACCCCAGAGGGAGTGCAAACCCCTTCAGTAGTTCCTTCTCCCAAAGGTCGATGTCGTTCAGGTTCATCGGCAGGTTCATGGTCGATCGCCTCCAATCTGATTTGAGCTACTTGCGCCCAAGGCATTCCATAGTAAGGGCTTTTCTTTTTATCGCACACGCCATTGTCAATCCCAATGTATCTGCGTCCTTCCAGCTTGGCAGCAATGAGAGTAGATCCGGTGCCGCAACAGTTATCCAGGACGATTGCATTCCTGTCAGTGTAAGTACGGATTGCGTAGCGCAACAGATCAACAGGTTTTTCAGTGGCGTGGAGCGCTACGGACGGGTGGGGTTTAGGGAAGCGCCAAATTGAAGCTGGGTACTTCATGTTACCGTCTGGCGACTCTACCAATGTATAGTTGCCATAGCTCCGGTTAGAATGAACGTCTTCTGCCTGTTTCCCTACGGCCTTGCCCTTGGTGTGGTTTTTCTCGCCAACTGTCATTTGCGGATGATATGGCGGCGGAGATTTGTAGAACACCATGATATCCTCGTGCTCTCTAAGCGGCATTTTCTTGGCGTTGAGAAATCCGCTCTTTAGCACCTTGTCCCAGATGATATTGTAGCGGTGCAGCTTAGGGTTAGAGAGCATCATGGTAGCGGTAAATTTATCCTGGCCGAACAGCAGGATCGCACCATTCGGTTTGATAATCCTCTCATACTGCTCCCAGAGCGGAGCAGGCGGGATAACCGAGTCCCATGAGTTCTGAGTCGCCCCATAAGGCAAATCACAAAGGATCATGTCAATGCTCGCATCATCAATTTCCTTCATGACTTCCAAGCAGTTGCCGTTGATGACCGTATTAGGGAGGAGGCTCATGCGCTATCACCATCCCCATCTACCGTTATGGTATAGGCTATGACCGGGGCGTTGAAATGCTCTGCAGCATACGCCCGGATGATTTCTTCGGCGTTGTCAATGAGTACACCGCCAATCCGACGACCTCTGGTATCCTCAGACATAACAATCGGTTCAGGGATAGATACGCCTGTCCGCCGCGCCATGTCTTTTACGTAACGCTTGTTGATGGTAGTTGGTACGACAATCGGATATCCGGTTATCGCCGATGTGTAAACTAATGCGGTCGTTTTACCGCCGCCGCGTTTTCGGAATAGACCTTTCATGTTCTCACCTCTTCATAGTCGGAGCAAGGATATTTGGCACTCGCTCGCTCCTCCTTACTTTTGTATGGACAGTCTGGAACTCTGGCCTCGGCGAGATGGGCCAAGCAGATTACTTTGCCCAGCTCGTCTACGGACTGATTGTCACACCATTTAGATGTGGGTGAAATCGGTGTTTCATTCACACTTTAGCCCTCCTTATTGAAGCATATGATCTTCGACTGGGGCACATCGCTCACCTCTTTCCCGTAGAGCCGATACCGCCTCGATCAGCGTTGCCCAGCGTATCGACCGGCTCGAAAAACAGCTGGGGCTGGTGCTTCTCAATGCGAAACTGACAGATACGATCGCCGACATGAATAACGGTATGGCGGTCTGCACGGGCGGGGAAATACCACTGGTCGTTGTCACCACAGTAAGTCTCGTCGATTACGCCGATGCTGTTGGTTTGACGAATACCGAAATTCTTATAGGTTGAGCTGCGAGGGGCTACGATTGCTTCATAACCCTTGGGAAGCTGCATAGCAATTCCCAGGGGGATCAGCTTGAACTCACCAGCCTTCAGCTCAACATCCTCAGCTGCCCGAAGGTCAACCCAGTCAGACTTGCCGTCGATATATTCCAATGGTTGGATTTTATCGCTGAGATAGCGCACCTTAATTGTTAGCGCCTCTGCCGAATCAGAAGGGCGCGGGCAGACATCAGAAGGATGCGGGCAGACAAAAGGCTTGCCGTCTGCTGCCAAAGCGTCCAGTACGGTATCAACCAGGCTGTCATATCCTGCGAAATCGCCGTTGATGTGCAGACAGTCAACACCGAACTTGTCCAAGAAACGCAGCATTTCTTTGCTGATTGCATCGCTCTCTTCCTCGGTCTGGAAGCGTCCTGCTTCGTTATAGGGTTTCACCCGATGAACAAACACGTCGATGCGGTTATAGTAATCGAAGACTTTGAAAACCAGTTTGTCGAACTCTTCACCCAGCACGTGGTCGTTGTCGTTATAGAACGCAGAGAGCAGGATAGGTGAATCGGTAATCACCACATCGACCTTGCCCTCAAGCCGGCTGATGCGGAAATACTGCTTGCCAAAGATGTATGCCTGATTCTCGAAAACGGCCTTTGTCCCTTCCCATACCTTATCTTTGGCGAACTCGGTGACAAGCTCGGCATTAACGCCGGCAGCTTTCAGCTGAGAGAAGACATAGGCAGCTCCGGTGGATTTACCAGCACCGGGAGCGCCAAAAAGGTTAATGATGAGCATTTTCGTTTGCCTCCCAATTTGATAGTTTTGTTGTGCGGATGATACTGTTTTTTTACACGACCTATCCCAGATACTTTTTGAAAAGCTCTGCAAGGGTTAGGTTGTTTTGCCGTGCCAGATCAATCGTGCAAGCGCAAACATTGCGCTCGGTAGAAGCCCCAATTTCATCGCAAAGATAGATGAGAATGTCGGGGTACTGATGGTCGTGAAAGCATTCGTCCTTGTCCTTTTCGGTGCCAGCGCAATCACTGCAATCCTGACACCACTCTTTACGCTGAAGACCATCCCACGCCATCAGCTTTTCACCATTGATAATATAGGCGCAGTCAACAGTGCCCAGATTAGAACCATAAGCGTGACGCCACCAGCCCCAATCGTCCTTCCAGTCATCGTTGTCGATAGCACAGATATTGTCAAAATCCTCTTTGGACAACAGCCAAACTTGGTATTCTTCACGCCAATGCGTAGGCTGAGGCTGATAATGGTAAGCACACACGGCAGATGTCAGGCCAAGACTTTTTACGGCATTGGCAAATTCGCCACCTGCTAAAATTTCAACAGTCTCCATATTTCCTCCTATTCGTAACGAATGAAGTGTACGGTGTTAAACTCTTTACCGGGAAACTCTTTGAGCCGGATAGAGGAGCACCAACCACCGACATGAATCTTTTCAACCTCGTAGACCTGGCCTTCTGTCAAAAGCTCATGAGCCTGTTTGGAATCACAGCTCAACCCGGCGTCCAGATCCACGGCTTTAACCTTACATCCACGCTCACAGTGCAGAACATCAGATTGATCCTCGGCACATTTGCTGCATAGCCACTTTAACCGATAATCCAGTGTAATACTGTCCAGGAGCTTCCCGCATTTGGGACAGCGAAATTCGATCTTTTCATTCATAGTGCTCACCTTCATATAGGACAATTTTCTTTTGGCGCAAGGTTTTCTGTACGTCGATGACCCGCTGATTTGCAGAACCACACCATTTCAACATCCGGTCAGACAGCTCCATTTTGAAGGGGCCGTCAATCACAACATCACATGATGTAAGCAAGGCCATTTGTGCAAATTGGTGATCATCCTCGTCTTTATCCGGGAAAAGAGGGTTATAACAGTTCTCCCAGATAAATCCAGTCCATAGCCACACGGTTTTACCGATTGAATGTGTGTAGAAACAAAGATCAATGAGATCATGAATCCCACCGTAGTCCTGACAAAGTGGATCTCCGCCAAGTAGAGAAAGCCCTGAGATAACAGGGTTGGCAAGCATTTTGTGAATCTCTGCGATAGTCTCCTTTGTGAATGGTCTACCACAGTTAAAATCCTGCTCCTCTGGATTAAAGCAACCGGGGCAGTGATTTGTACATCCGCTTACGAAGAGGGAGGTGCGGACTCCCTCTCCGTTTGCGATGTCATAGTTGCGGATCTTCGCGTAGTTCATTCGTCGCCACCCAGGTGGACATAACGTTCTTTGATTTCTTGCGTTCTACCCTGATTCCAGTCATTCAGGCCGATGTAGCCGCAGGTACGCCGCGCAATGTTCATCTTGCTCTTATCGGTATTCCCGCAGTTGGGGCACTTCCAAATCAGCTTGCCGCGATCGTCGTCCACAATCTCGATTTCCTTATCCCAGCCGCACACCTGGCAGTAGTCGGATTTCGTGTTCAGCTCCGCATACATGATGTTGTCGTAGATGTACTTCAACACCGTCAGTACGGCGGGAATGTTGTCAGAGAGGTTTGCCACTTCGATGTAGCTGATTGCTCCGCCCGGAGAGAGCTTCTGGAACTGAGACTCAAATCTCAGCTTATCAAAAGCATTGATATGCTCTGTGACGTGAACGTGATAGGAGTTGGTGATGTAGCCCTTATCGGTGATGCCCTCAATCACACCAAAGCGCTTTTGCAGACACTTGGCAAATTTATAGGTGGTGCTCTCAATAGGAGTACCGTAGAGAGAATAGTCGATATCCTCAGCGGCTTTCCATGCAGCGCACTTGTCGTTCATGTACTGCATAACCTTGAGTGCAAAAGGCTCTCCGTCCGGGTCGGTATGGCTCTTGCCAGTCATCGCCATAACACATTCGTATAGGCCGGCATAACCCAAAGAGATGGTGGAGTAGCCGCCGTGAAGCAGCTTGTCGATGGTTTCGCCCTTTTTCAGGCGGGCCAAAGCGCCGTACTGCCAGTGGATAGGAGAAGCATCGGACAGAGTACCGCTCAAACGCTCGTGACGGATTTGCAGCGCCTTATGACACAGCTCCAGCCGCTCATCGAAAATCTCCCAGAAGGTGTCATACAGATTCTGAATGTCGTTATGGTCGCCGGTTGCCTCCCAAACTTTCAGAGCGCTCAGAGCAACATCGGGGAGGTTGATGGTGACGACTCCCTGGTTGAAACGCCCGTAATACTTGGGCTTATCGGGCTGGTAATTGCCGGCATTGGCAACATTGTCCCAGCCGTTACCGGAGCGGTCGGGTGTCAAGAAGCTACGGCATCCCATACAGGTATAGCAATCGCCATTACCTTCGGTTTCGCCCTTTGACAGCTTGTACTCGCGCATCTTCTTTTCGGAGATGTAGTCGGGCACCAGCCGTTTGGCAGAGCACTTGGCACACAGCTGGGTCAAATACCAGTAGGGAGAACCCTCGGTGATGTTATCCTCTTCCAGCACATAGATCAGCTTGGGGAACGCCGGGGTTGTCCAAACGCCCTTCTCATTTTTGACGCCTTGATACCGCTGCCGCACGACTTCTTCGATAATCATAGCGAGGTCTTTCTTGGTTTGAGGATCGCTGACCTCGTTCAGATACATAAAGACAGTAATGAACGGAGCCTGACCGTTGGTGGTCATGAGGGTAATCACTTGATACTGGATAGTCTGAACGCCCTTCTTTACTTCTTCACGGACACGCTCTTCGACCAGATCAGAGATCACTTTCTCAGGGTCTGCAAAGTTGTCCGGGGAAGAAATTTTCAGGAACTCAGCCTCTACCTGCTTGCGAATCTTTTGCCGGCTCACCTCAACAAAGGGGGCAAGGTGGGACAGGGAGATAGACTGACCGCCATACTGATTGCTGGCTACCTGAGCAATGATCTGGGTAGCGACGTTGCAGGCAGTTGAGAAGGAGTGAGGCTTTTCAATCAAGGTACCGGAAATAACTGTGCCGTTCTGGAGCATATCTTCCAGATTGATCAGGCAGCAGTTTCCGGTTACGATACCACCATCCAGTGTGAAACTGTGTGTCTCAGGTTCTTCAACGCACCAAACGTCCTGGAGTGCGTTGCCTCTGCGATGTTCCTTAATGTCTGAAACTTTCCATAGATTGTTGGGGTTCTGCTTGAGTCGGAAGTTCACACAGTACAAAATTGCCCCCTGTTTGAAATTGGTATCATGCTCAATCACTGAAATGCTGGCAACATGATATCCGGCGATTGCGGAAATATCCTCCACCATTGCTAAAACACGGGTATCGGACGTTGAAATTTGGTGACGATCCTTACTGCCATCCGCTGCATACAAGCCGTAGAACAGCATCCGCTTATCGTCAGGGCTGAGATATTTCCAAATTGAATAATTCAAAAAATCTTGCTTTGAAAGACCTGAGTTACCAATCATCACTAAATCGCCATTCGGATGATGAAAAGATGCAACGAAACCGGCTGACTCGAAAACGTTCTGATATTGAACCTTTTCTCCGCAAAGTCTAATGCTCAGACCATTCCCAATATCATTTCCATCACCAATAACAAAGCCAAGTGCGAACATTCTTGCCGCTCTGGTATCTTCAGGAACATCAAATTTTGAATTGTCATGAAGAGGATACAATTTATCTCCAACAGACAGTTCCGTTGTTACCGTACCATCTGCCAGAATCCACCGATGATCTCTGGTGCAGGTAACAGTTCTTTCGCTTCTGGCTGACTGGAACGTTACATCGTAGAGCTTTTGAACACCGTACTTATGCACTGTAGCATCACGCCAGCAGCCGTCTTTATCCAGAACTGTCACTTTATCACCATCGTGACATTCAGCAAATGAAACAACACCATCCTTGGTAACGAATCTTGTTTTACTGCTAAAACAGTTCATCATGTGCTGCACAAAGTAGTCGCTGTCATGGAAGTGGATAACACCCTCTTCGTGCGCCTGCTTAATGTCATCCGGCATAAGCAGACGGTCAGTAATATCGCGGCTTACCTCGCCGGCGATGTAGTCTCTCTGAGTAGAGAGGATTGTGGGATTTTTGTTGCTGTTCTCCTGGATGACTGTTTCATTGACGTTATCCGCAATAGAGAGGATTTTGCCGTCCAGAGAAGAAGCGTTCCGCAGAAGCTCATGTTCATAGCGATACTTGATGTACGCTTTGGCGACTACGAACTCGCCCTCTTTCATCAGCTCAGTTTCAACGTCGTCCTGGATTTCCTCAACAGAAATCGCACGGTTGCGCCGCTGATAGCGGTTATACAAACGGGTGGAGATTTTCTTGGGCACCTCGTTCTTATCTCCTACCGCACTGAGCTTTTCAACCTCCGTGAATGCCTTGAGAATGGCGTTGGCAATTTTGCCTTTGTCAAAGTCGGCTTCACGGCCATCACGTTTAATGACAACCATAAAAATTCCTCCTTACAAAAGATAGCTGTGGATAACTTGGTCAATTTCTTCCCACGTGTTTACCCGGAGTGCATCATGAGCTACATGGTCAAAGCTACGATTATGGGGACGGTCAAAAAGAATTTTGGCGTATTCGCCCCCAACCAAGTTGTGTGGGGCATCGTCAATCAAAACGTCACCACGCACCATTTGCTTGTTGCAGGCAAAAATGATGTGCTCCCAGTCCAGGAAGGGGAACAGCTCTAAAAGCCGCTCCACCTTCGTTTTGCAGGTGTGATAGCTGGATGCAGTCACCATATAGAGCTGGTGCCCCTCGTCATAGAGCTTTTGGAGTACCTCAACAGAGCCGGGGATCGGAGTGATACGCCGCCAAAGCTCGTCATCATGGAGTACACCGAATACCTGCTCTTTCGTCAGCGTGGGGAAAGCAAGGGAGATATCCCAGCCGTGAACATCTTCCGGCGTTACGGAGGTACCATAACGCTCGTTCAACATTGCAATCCAGCAATCACTCAGGTTTTCTACGGTATCGTCGGCATCAAACAGAATTGTCAGTTTCTTCATGGAGTTCTCCTTTGAGAGCGTTGTTCACAAAGTTGTTTACGGCCTCTTTGAGATCTTCCAAACTGCCGCTGTTGACGATCGTAGCGTCGTACTGGTAATCGTCCAATGCAGTCTCCGAAGCGTGCTTCTGCTGCTCTTCGGTCAACGGAGACACGAAGTTGGGGCGAACTACCCGCAACAAAATAGCGTCCATGCCGTAGGTCTCGTAGATCTCATACTCGTTGGGGAAACGAGTATCAGGGATAAGCACGTAATCCCATTCGTCGCAGAAGATGTCGAGGATACTGACGATGAAATCTACCCAATAATCAGGAGAGACAGCGCGGATTTTGTCAGTACCGACACGCTGGAGAAGCGTGCGTCCCTTTTCATCCTTCTTGCCGTCCCAGCCAAAGAAGGTCTTACATACGTACTTGACCAGATCGCCGTAGTGGGCAATCAAAACACGGTTGCCTTGGGCTTCCAAAATCTCCTCCAAAAGTTTGGCGGTAGTGTCTTTACCGTGCTGGGCTTTACCCGAAATGCAAACGATTTTCATTCCGCAGCTCTCCTTCCTTTTCTGCCGCAGGACTTCTTCTCCCGGCAGAACCCGAAGTATTCACACTTCGGCATAAAGTAGTGATCGACCAGATATGCCCACTCGTCGGAATACTCTCTCAGAGCGTTGCCAACATCAGCGAACAGGCCACGGTACTCGTGATAAGCTCTGCTGCATTCCCGCTGATGCGACATATCAATTAGGTTGCGGAGATTGTGCTTGCACACAATCTTGGTGCCCATGCCCAGAGGAAGCCCAAGCGCAGAATCCTCTCTGGGGATACCAAACCCTTCCAACATCTTCAAGCCAGTCTGGATACACTTCATAATCCAGTCGTAGACTTTGACGGCGGCGGAGTTACCCGCAATGCTGGGCGGTGTTACATAATCGAAACCGCTTTCATAGTCGATGTATCTGGTACTGGCCTGTAGTCTGGTGGGAGCGCCGCCGATGTGGGTATACCACTCACGGATCACTCTGGCAGAATAGCCGTCCAGGATCATATAGACATCCGGGAACTCAAACGTTCTGCCGTGCTCGTTTTCCAAGCAATCCAAGCCGCGTTTGTAGTTTTTTTCGGGGTCGCTGGTATCTGCACCCCAGCAGACACCAGCTTCCTCACCGATCATGGAAATAGGATTCTTATAGGTGAATCGCTGAATTGTAACTGTTCCCATGTTGATCCTCCTTGTTTAATTTACTTTGCTGCTATCAAATATAAGTGCGAAAGACGTGATCGCCGATCGTCTTATAATAGCTACCATAGGTCAAAGATCCAGTAGAGAAGTACACTACGTCGGTATTCAAATCCAACGCTGGATGGCCGGCAAGAGCAGCATCTACTGCTTCCATCTGCACAGACCCATAGTAATCTCCTACCACAAACTGACAAGGTGAGAAGAGAATATCACTGATGCTGCCGGAATACGCTTCGTGCATATAGCGGTTAAGCGCTACCTGCACCACGGCAACCTGACCATCAAAGCTCTGGTTTCCTGCCTCGCTGTAGGCCATACACGCCAGCAGCTCTTTTTCGGTATCCGTGGGTGACAGTTCTGCATATGGGTTAAGGTCTGCCTCGGGTTCTGCCGGTTCTTCCTCAATAGAAATAGGCGTAGGTGTAGGCGACACTTGAAGCGGCGCAGAGTAAACACAAAGTTCCTTTTCGATGGGGACTTGTGGTGTTTCCTCCTCTTTGTTCGGGACGAACAGCATTGCACTCAGAGATCCGCAGACTACCAAGAAACACAGCGTCGCCCTGAGAACTTTCTTGAACCATTTCGATTTCGTCTCGTACATTGAAAATGCCTCCTAAATTACATAGTCGTAGTTGTACAAATACAGATACCCACGCCGCTCGCCCCATCCATTCATAGGAACATAAATGGTATCGTAGCGTTGAAGCGGTTTGCGATCGTAGAGTTCTGAGTAGATTGTCCACCGATTTGTTTTTCCCGTGCCAATCGACCGCACCTGCAAGGCGTAAGCCCAAATCTCTTTGGTTTTCTTGCTCCGCAAGGGGTAGATATCCAGAATAACCAGTTTTCGCTGATCTTCTTTTTTATTGGTGGTTAGGTCGATATAGCCCAGATTTTCCAACTGGATTTGCATTTTGCTTTTCAGGTCGAAATCCTGAATGTGCATATCCCTGACCATCACTTCCAAATACCGAAGTAATCCGGGCAAATCGGTAAAGGTATAGCTTTTAGCTGGCTGGCCGCTTTTGGACTTATCAGTTGCATACTGGGCGATTATGGGTTCCAATTCAGCCGTTACCTTGTCCTTGGAGATCTTCTTCATCGTTCCGCTCTTGAAGAAAGAAAAGAAGTTCACCATACGCAACAACTCTTTGGAATTGCCATACTCAGCAAAGTAGTCGATCTTCACCAAAATATCCCGCTGCCGTGTATCCAAGTGTGTTTTCTCGTCCAGCTGCATAAGCAAGTCCATGAAAGACTCAGGCTTGCCGGCCTTTGCCAGCTCATAGAGTTCGTTGGCAACATCGGCATTCATGTACTTTACAGAAGAAATACCCTTGGCGATAACCTTCTCTTCGGTATTCAGCAAATATTTATCCTTGGAAAGGCCAAAATGCGGCGGGACAATTCTGATACCGTAAAGCGTTGCCAGCTCGTTCCCGTTCTTCACATCCTCCTCGCCGTTGGCATTGTTAAGGTAGGCTGTGATGAACTCATACGGATGGTAGTACCGCAGATAAGCGCACAGATAGCCAATCATGCAGTACCCGACTGAATGGTTATAACCAAACATATAGCTGGAAGCGTCTTGGATGATCTGCAAGAACTCCTTTGCCTCCTGCTCTGCAACTTCACGGGACTGCGGTGACTTTTCACAATATCCCTCAAGAATTTGTGGAAGAGCTTTTTTCAACCGTTCTTCGTCTTTTCGTCCGATAGCGCGGCGAGTGTTATCTGCATCTGACCCAGAGAAGCCGCAGATTTGCTGTAGGAACTTGATAACGTCCTCTTGGTAAATAAGATAGCCGTTGTTATCTGCCAAAAGTTCGTCGATGATAGGAGAGGGGTTCTTGTGAGGCTTGTGCTGCATAAGGTCGTCACGGTACGACGCGCCCGAAGGACGAAGCGCCGCTGTAACAAGGCTCATGTCGAAAATGCTGTGCGGCTCGTACTGCCTAAGCATCTGGAACGCGAACTCTCCTTCAAACTGGAAGATACCAATGGGAGATCTCAGCATATCCTTCCAGACAGCCTCATCATTCCAGTTGATTTCGTGAGACTTCGGGTAGGGCTTACCCAGCAGCTCATAAGCGTCTTTGATAATCTCGATGTTTTTCAATCCGAGAATGTCATACTTGACCAAACTGACCTCGTGCACACACTCCATGTCAATCTGCAGGATTTCCTTACCGTCAGAGATGAACGTACCGTAGTTATCTCGGAGGGTAATAGGGCTTGCCACAATACCGGCAGGGTGCATAGACTGAGAGATCGCCACGTCAAGAAGCCCGTCGTAGTAGTAGAATACTTCGGGATACTTTTCCCGAGCCGCTGCCTCGTCTGCCTCAAACTCCTTTTTGATATTGGCACTTGCCTTACCAGCCCAGGGGTTCTTAGCAAAGATCCTTTCGTTTTCCTCTTTGAGTTTTGTGTACTCTTTGGAAAACTGCTTGATCAGCTCGGCACGGGGAATGTCCTTCATGCGGCTGGGCAAAAGAAGATTGCCAGCCTCATCAAAGAAATACAGGCTAAATCCGTCTCGCGCATCTCCAAAAACGATCTTCGCGTTCTCATCTTTGAGCTGCGCCATCACTCTACGGAACTCTTTCTCGTCCCGTTGGTGTTCACGATTCCAACGCAGTGCCAAAGCACGGCAGATCTCATCAATACAGCCTTTGGATTTGATAGTGCCGATTGCCAGAATAAATGCGGTCTTTTCCTGACCAAAACGGTTGATGATGTAGTCATAAACCAGATCGCGCTGGGAGGGTGACACGTCGATATCAATATCGCCAATCTCCTTACGATCTTCGTTACAGAAGCGGCTGAACACTGTATGCCATGTCTCAGGATTGAGGTCTGTTGTATTGGTGACATAAGCTACACGAGATCCACCACAGGAACCACGATTGAAACCAATGGGGATACCATGAGATTTACACCATGTCACCAATTCACTCATGAAAAGCATGAAGCCTGACATCTCAATTTTGTCAAAGACCCGGCATTCCTCAGCAATGGCCGCTTTGAACGGCTCGATCTGCTCTGGAGTGATAGCACCCTCTTTGATCTTTGCTTGTAGGTTATCATCAAGAACTTGATGAAGCACCTCTCGATCGCGTTCACCATAGAGAATGGGATACTTGAACGAGATATCCAGCTCAAACGGCTCTACAGAGTCGGCCATACGGTTGGTGTTCTCAATGGCCTCCAAATACATCGCTTCCGGTAAGGCGTCCTGCGTTGCGAACATTGCTACTAACTCGTCATAGGATTTATAGGTAAGGTCAAACGTATCTTCGTCGGCAAACTCGATGTGTTTACTCAACTGCAAGATCGTTCGGCACTCAGCCTTGTATTTGTTGAGGCTATGGGTATCGGTGCCTGCAATGAGCGGGATGCCGTATTTCTGAGACATTTCCGCCAGGTGGCGATTGTAGGCAACCTGCTCTGGGTGGTCGTGCGCTTGGATTTCCAGATAGTCGTAGTGCTTCAGCAGTCGCTCATACATAGGATGAGTAATGCTCATGCGATTTAACGGGGAAGCAAGGCAGGCACTGATCTTGATGACGTTACTGGAAATACCAAGGAACTCATCAAACGTGATACGGGGTTTGTAGTAAAAGTGGTCGCCCTGATTCGATCGGCTGATTAGCTCGTTCATCTCCTGAAGACCAGCGTAGTTCTTGGCAATCAGGATGGTGTGGTAGTTATCGCGTACCTTATTCTGCTCTCCGGTGCGTGGATCGGTAAGCAATAGCTTTTCAGTCAAATAGACTTCACAGCCATGCAGATATTTCAATCCGGCCTTATCACAGGCCATCTTTTTGGCGACCCACTGATAGATGTTACCATGCTCCGTAAAAGCAATGGCAGTCTGCCCCAACTCGACAGCCTTAGCGATATAGTCCTCAAACTTCGTCGCGCTGTCTAACAGCGACAATTCAGTATGGACATGGTATGCCGTATAGTTACCGCTCAATAAAATCACCTCCGACTACGAACTCGGCCTGTCTTATACATAGTGCCGTTGGCAACCTTCGTCTCTTCTTCTGTGAACCAAACAGGGATAAGGCTACCGCCACAGTCACATACTCCAAAATCCACCATAGTTAGTCCTCTCTGTCGTTCACCGCTCCAAATGCTTCGTCTTCGGAGGCACGCTCTTCAGCAAGCAGCTGAGGAGGAAGAGGCAGAGGCTCTTTGTACTCCTTCTTATCCCAAGAAAAACGACGGTCATACTCGTCCATATCGCTGAAGAAACGGCGGGAAGCAGAATCGTAATAGAGGCCAACGTCGATATTCTGCCGGCCAAACATACGGTCTTTGACGATAGTTACGATCACATCGTACTTGAGCAACTGGCGACGCTTCTCAGAATACTTCGCAGCATTCTCACGTTCTGCGTCCGTTACTCGCCGCAGGCCAATAGTCCGATGTGCCAGGTTCACGATGTTGCTGGTACCAGCGATATCATAGATGCCTACATTGGTTCCGGCGTCCATCTTTCGAGGGTGGCAAACAAGGATTACAGCCACTTGATACTTCTTAGCAAACTCAATGAGCTTTTTAATCGTATCTGTCTGAGAGCGCAGTTCCTCTTCGCTGGTTTCAGTGTCAATACACATGAAATTGTCGAGGATCAGGCAACGGGCACCATACTTCCGAACGGTATCAGTCATAGAGGCGATGAGCTTATCCAGTGTGTTGTCGTAGTCATCACGATAGATATGCCAACGCCCTTTATAGGTCTTGTTGATCTCGGCAAGCGTCGTCGTGGAAATCTTCTTGTAAGGATTGCCCCGACGAGAGATAGCATCTGTGATATTGCGGGGGCCGGCGAAAATGTAGTTGAACCAGGACTTCTCTACACCGTTGGGAAGTTCGCCGCTGAAAAGCCACGTACCGATGTCATTATCGAGAGAATTGCACGCGAGCTGAGTAAGAAGACTACTCTTACCAGATCCGGGCTGACCACTCACAATAGTAAGCGTTCCGAAAAAGAGCCGCATCAGCTCATCATCAATGGCCTTCAGCCCGGTAGTCACACCGTCAACATCCTCATACTCGGTCGGCTCGACATCAGAAAGGTCGGCTACGGAAGGAACAGGGGAGTCCTTAGCGTCCAAGATCAGCTCCAACACTTTGTCTTTGCCGCAAACGTAAAGGATCTCATTCAGGTCTTTTGTTACCCGTCCGGTATTTCCAATGGGGATTGCTGGGATGTCTACGACCTTTGTTCGCCAGCTACCCAGCCGGGGAACGCACTCTTTCTGCATTTTCACGCCGGCGTCATCGTTGTCGGCGCAAATGATAATGCTCTCAAACTGATCGAGCCATTCCAGATTTTCGTCGATCCAGTGGAGATTTGAACTGCCCAGAGGAACGGAAACAGCATTTTTGAATCCTGCCTCAATCGCACTAAGGCAATCCGGCTCGCCCTCACAGATCAGAAGGGGAGAATTAACGTTGATGCGGTTCATGTTGAACAACAACGGAGCCGTATCAGAGTTTTGCTGGCACCAGCACTTTGCTTGACCATGCTGGACTTTATGCGACGGTTTGTATTTCACCATCGTCAACACATCGTTCGTGTCGTAGTAATTGAATACCGCGTTTCCCTCGGAGTCCTGCCGCACATCAAGAGCATCCAGCGTCTCACGACTGATCTTGCGCTGCTCAAAATATGCGTACACTTTGGATTTATCAGTACAGGGAACCTCGTGGGGATATCTATAATGCCGTTTGGTTTTTACGCCCAGCTCTCCGAAAGAGTAGGGCATTTCGGCAAGCTCGAAAAGTTTCTTACAGGCTTCGGCATAAGTCGCGCCTTTATACATGAAAACGTCCAGAATGTCGTAGCTACGGCCACAACTACCGAAACAACGAAAGTTGAATGCTTTCTTGTTGTAAATGAAGGAAGCGTGATCCTCCTGATGGAAGGGGCAGCAACACTTCATGTTTTTCTCATCGAAATCGGTAATCCCCAGCTCTTCGACGATAATCTGAGCGTTACGATCTCCGAGCTTTTCTTTGGCCTGCAAAATTGCTTCTCTATCAATCTGCACGGGTAAAATCACCTCAGTTCTTCGGTAAGCCCGCCCACTTCATGTGGACGGGTCTTATCCGAATAAAATCCGTCTTTCATTTGCCGTTCAAGATGCGGATAGCACTCTCGGCCTCCTCAACACCGAGTCCTCGACGCATTACCGTCTGAACCCAGTGATCTTTGTTCGGCTCGATATCTGTCCGGTCGTCCAGAATTACGAAGTCTCCGACCTCGCTATGTTCTTTTAACCAGCAGTCAATTTCCATACCTCTGTGACAGGATGGCAGCTCCGGCGTAAAGCCATAAAGACGAACCCCGTATTTCAACAGCTCTGCTTCCAGCTCCAGATAGTCTCCGTTGTATCTCGGGTCATCTCGGTCGTATCTCCAATCACTGGAAAGAACGACCTTAGCTCCTGTCATGTTAATGATGTGCTTCAGGTTCTTCATTTGCCTGTTGTCAACAAACGTATAGCCGCTTTGGGTTCTGCGGGCTGTACGATCACTGTTGAGCACACCGTCAACGTCGAGGAAAATTACCTTGATCTTTCCCATCACTCATATTCCTCCGTAACATATTGGCTGGAATGCTCGCAATGCTCGCGCACAGAACACAGGTAGTCACAAAAGAAACGGTCAGGTTTGGCAGGAAAACTCCTTGCCTTATAGATGTCGTCAATGGAACGCAGGAACCAGTCTATGTCCTCCTGAGCAGTTACGATGTTGAATGGATCTCTGTCCAAGATACCTTCACGGAACTTATTGAACCAAAGTTCATGCGGCCACTCACCGTAGACCTCTTTGACCCGTACTGCATACAAGTTCAGTTGGCGGAGATATTTGCGGCGTTCCTCTCTGGATTTCCATTTGCCCCGGCTTTTGTGATCGCAAACAATCAGCCCAGACCTATTACGAAGCACCAGATCTATAATACCTACCACTGGTCTGCCGCCCAGTGTAGAGGTATACCGATCTTCGACCGCAAGCACTTTTTCTTCGTCTCCCAGTTGTCCACCGAAATTATCGAAGTATTCCATACCGCGCTCATAGTAGCTACCTTCCAGTCGGGGAAATGGAAACCGTTCTGTAACTGCTCTTGCGTATTCCTTCTCATAGAGGCCGGATAAATCCCACAGCTCGACCTGCTGACGAAAATATCGCTCTAAAAGCGAGTGCGCCAGTGAACCCCATTGAGCAAAAGCGTTGTCCACGCGATCCATGCACTGGAGGTAAGTAAGGTCAAACATACGCGGGCACTGATCAAAACTGCTAACGCGGGAGTATGACCAGTCCATAGCGTCCAGGAGAAAAGAATTATCCATCAGAAGGGCAGCTCTCCATCTTCCTCACCGACATTTGCGAAGTCGCTGTTCTGAGAAGGAGCGGTAGCATATCCGGTGGTGGGGGCAGAGGCGTTGTCAGAAGTCTCGCTGTCCTTCTTGGAATCGCCGAAATAGACGTTCTCGGCAATGATGTCTACGGCAGAACGCTTGTTGCCGTCCTTATCGGTGTAGTTGCGCTTCTGCAGCCGACCGACAACAACGATCATGCGCCCCTTGCCAAAATACTTGCCAACGAAATCCGCCGTAGAGCGCCACGCAGTCACATCGAAGAAGTCCGTCTCGCGCTCATTGTTCTGCTTGTTCACGATGTCGCGGTCGCAGGCGATAGAAAAGCTGCACACGGAGATGTCACTGTTTACCTTCTTGATCTCAGGATCGCGGGTAAGACGACCCATGATGATTACCTTATTAAGCATTGTGCTTTACCTCCAGTTTCTTGATCTGCTCAACGACTTTCTGAGCCGTTGTGATATCCTTGATAGCGTTGGGGTTCTTCACACCGGCAACACTTTCGATAGCCTTGTAGATGGTGTCTTTGGACACACCGGCTTCCAGCTTCCCGGCAACAACGCTCAGGATCTCCTGTTTCACATCGTCCAGATCGTCTTCCTTCTTCTTGCGGGCGGCGCTGGACAGCTCCTCACCCGTCCAAAGAGACAGACCCAGGCCGTGCAGAGCAGCACACTTGACCAAGCAGCGCTTGATAGACTTCTCTGCATCGGCAGAGGTGATCGTGTCGATGGGAATAGACTTGTTACGGAAATCCATAACAGCCAGAGACTCCGTTTCAGTCTGGTCGTTGATGGTGATAGATACCTCTACCCAGGCGGTCTTTCCGTCCGTATGGTAAATGCAGCCGTCAGCGGCTTTGTTGATGGTAAACTTGGCACTGGGGAAGAGGGATTTCACGATCATCCATGCCTTAGACCAAGGCAGGTAGATGATCCTATCCTTCTTCTTGAGGTGCTCCGTGATGTCGTACTCGTTCAGAATTTGAAAAACGCTTTTTTCCATGTTAGCCTCCGTTGATTTACTTTGCTGCTAAACCCTCGACAAGATAGGTAGCCTCCATATCAGCCAAATGCGTCATGACTGCCAGCGGGTAAGTTTCAAACGCATTGCCCATACCGTAATCCCCGCCTTTGACTGCACAATCAAAGCTGCCCATATGCCAGCGGATTGCAACAATTTCGTCACGTGTGAGCTTGATGAAGCTCTGTAGGATGATGACAGATTTCTCGCCATGACCAAGCGGGAGACGATCTTCCGTTTTGTAGAACGGCTCCTTATGCCATGCGCCCGTAACATCATCCTTGACGTTCCGAGAGCTGACGGTGTAGTAGTTCACCTTCGTCAGATCGTGGAACAACGCAGTGACCGCCACCGTCTCTGGTGAGATCTCCAGTTCAGGATAGCGAGCCACAAACCCAGAGAGCTTGTCATACACATTGAGGCTATGTTCCAGCAGCCCGCCAGTATAGTTGCCGTGGAAACGTGTGCTTGCCGGCGCAGTATAGAAGTCAGAACGTTCCAACCACGACATCAGGTCTTCCATACCCGGACGATTGATAGTAGCGCAAATTTCAACGAACCGTTTTTTCAGATCGTCCAAATTTGCGATTTCTACGTTCATTACATCCATATTGACCACTCCTTTATTATGTTGGTGCCCCGAGGAGGGGACAACGCCCCTCCTCGTAAGGCGCAGGATTACTCTTCGATGATTTTGAAGAACACGTCGGTTCTACGGTTCAGGTAGGCATCGGCAGAACCGGGATCTGCAACCATCTTCGTGTTGCCATTGCCGACCGTAATCAGACGGTTCGGATCAATACCGCAAGCGATGAAATACTTGGCGACAGCCTTTGCACGTTCAGCAGACAGCGCCTGTCCAGAGTCGGAGTAGTTGCGGGCATTGATATTGCCCTCCACCTGGATAATCGCGCCATCCAGAGTATTGGCGATAGAGACGAACTCATCCATGATGGCGTATGCCTCTTCGGGGTTCTTGAACTGAGCGGTATCAGCCACAAACTCAACGGTCATGGATTTGGTCAGCAGCGCCTCATAATTGACGATTTCCTGCTTCTGCTCCTCGGTCAGCTCAACGGGCTTGCTGGTAGAGGTAGAGGTAGAAGAATACTTGCTTGCCAGAGGGAGCAGATACTGGTCATCAAAGAGTGTCATAGCCACCTTGCGATTGACCGTCTCACCCAAAGACTCCCAGATATCACACATATCGAAGTAGACAGAAGGAGCAGTGGAGTCCAGCACTTCCTTATTCTCGGCGTAGCCCATCATTTCGGCATCGCCGCACTGAGCCTTAATCTCCTCGTCGGAAACGCCGGCGAACATAGGCATGACAGAACGGATGTAGTCAAACTCAGTGGTATACATTGCGTTGGCCTGGAAGATACCATCAATAAAGGCGGTCACAACGTCGGGGTGTGCCTGGGCAAAGTCGGAACGGAATACGATACCGTCCATAATCAGGCTCTTAGAGGCTGTGGTAGAGAACATGATGTGCGCATCGCCGTTTTCGGTCGCATAGGACAGGTAAGGCTGCCAAGTCGCTGCCACGTCCAGCTGGCCGGCGAAGAACGCCTCGCCCGTCTCAGACGCATCGTCAAAGAGGATCATATTATCAATGATAGACTGCTTATCAGCATCGGACAGGTCACTCTTATTAACAAACCATGCCACAAGTGTCTGGGCTTCGCTGAATCTGGGAACGCCGATCTTCTTGCCCAGCAGATCATTTACGGTGTTGATACCGGACTTAGCAATAATGCCGTCGCCACCAGCGGAGTAGTTGGTGAATACCGGCATAACCACATCCAATCCGGCCTCCTGGAACTTACCAGATAGGAACGCGGCACGGTTGGTGGTATAACCCGCAGCATTCAGCTCCCCAGTAATCAAAGCGTTGCTGCTGGCAGTTGCGTCATTGATGATATTGATGTTAACCTTAATGCCCAACTGGTCGAAAATTGAACCGGGTTGAGTGGTCAAGCCCTGGTTAGCGTCGATAATAGGCTTCCAGCCCACCCACTCATCCAGAGACAGGTTAATCACGGGATCAGAGGTGTCCGTCTTGCCGGCGGAGGGCTTTGTCGTGGGCTTCTGGGACGTGCTGCCAGACTGGGTGCCCGAACTGATGGGTTTGTCGTCTGCGATGTTGTTCTTGTAGTAGTTGTAGCCGAAGCCGCCGATACCAGCGAGGAGCGCCAGCACGATGACGAAGATCACCATACGGCCAGCGGTAGTGAGTTTCATTCTCTTCATGGTAAGTTACTTCCTTTCCTCTTTCACTTTGGATTTAGGAGCGTCGAAGGTGACGCCAGACCGTGGAGCCTGAATAGCCGGCTTCCCGTTATACTTTGTGGCGAGAGACTGCAGGTAAGCATCCGACTGAGCTTTCGCTGCATTTTTCTCAGCCATTGACATTTTGGTGGTGGTACGGCTTGCGTGAACGACAATCGCACCATCAACCTCTTTGCGAAGATCCTCCGCTCCGTCCCGGACACTGCCCAAGAGCTTATCAGTGGCAGAGTCCCGGCGCAGCTCGTCCAGATCGCCCAAGAGATCCTTCATGTTGCCACGGAGTTTCATTTCCTCGACAGTCATACGGCTCTGCTTTTTCAGCTCGCGGAGTTTCTTGTCGTACGCTTCATAAACGGTCTGAGCCTCTTTTACCATAGGTTCAATCTCTCGCAGGTATCCCTCTTTCTGGGAGATTTCAAACAGGATTTCCTCACGCCTGGTTGAAAAAATGGCAGCATCGGCCATATTGCCAGATCTGACCAGAGACTCACACTTTGATTCAACGTCCTTCAGTTCTCCATATAGCTTGTTGAGGTTCTTCTGGACGGAGGATTGCTCGCCCACAAACCGATTCAGGGTGTCACCAGCCTTGTTGTAACGCTCCTGCACTTCCTCAATGGCTTGCTGGAAAACAGCCTTTGCACCCTCGGGTGTCTTGGCGATATCCTCCACGAAGATGTTGAGGAACCCTCCAACGAGGACTTTCAGCTTACCCCGGACACCGGGGAAGATGATCAGGGCGAGCACAAATACAACCGCTACCGCTCCAATCACAATGCCCATTACTGTGCTCCTTCCTTACCGGCAACGCCGTTCGCAAACTCCAAGAGTTGACTGATAGCTTCTTTTTCCTTCTGGATGGCGGCGCTGGAATCAGAGGTCTTTTGTTTGGATTCCTCAATTCTGGCTTCCGCCTGCTCGATCAGGGACTTCAGATGTTCGATATCCGCCTCGGTCTCAGCGATCAGCGCATCGTTTTCCGCCCTGATACTATCCTCGGCAGCGTTCAAGGCGCGACCACGCTTCAGACCGTCCTCAATGAGATCATCCACATTGATCCCGTTGACGCTGAGAATGCCGGCGATGGACGCCTGTTTCTTGGCCTTAGTCATATCCTGGGGCAGAATGTCGATATACGCTTTGATCTTGAAGATCGAGTTCTCGTCGTCGATATCGCCCTGCTGATAGATGGATGCGATCACATCATCATAGGACACCTGAGTAGCGTCAATTACCGGCGTCTCAGGCGCGTACATAGGCTCGGATACGGGTTGCATAGGGATTTCAGGCATACCTTCGTATTCGGTACGAACCAGTCCCATGCGTTCAAATAAACCTGCCATGGTTTGTTACAGCTCCTCTCGTTTCAAATTTGATTATTTTATCGCACATTTTGAACGCCTCGTCCTGGCTGTGCGTTACCATAATGATTGTGTTGCCTGTCTCAGCATGGACATCCAAAATCAAACGCTGCATTTTGCTACGGGTTTTGTCGTCCAAAGCGGATAATGGTTCATCCATAAGTAGGTATTTCGGCTTGACATACAGTGTTCTCGCCAACGCAAGGCGCTGTTGCATACCACCTGATAGCTGAGACGGCCATTTATCTGCATACTGCTCTAACCCAACCGCTGCAAGTACCTTGATAGCGTCATCGCGGCTACGGAGTTTTTTGTCCCGTTGGGCAATCAGCACATTCTCCGTGCAGGAAAGCCATCCGAAGTTGGAATAGCGCTGATGCATCATGTACACAGGGTTCTTGTCGGCGTTCCGATAGGTAGTGCCATCAATGACGACCTCACCATGAACAGGGTGAAGAAGGCCAGAGATGGTTTTGAGGAGGGTCGTCTTACCGGCACCAGACTTCGCCAAAATACCGTAAATCAAACCGTCGTCAAATTCCTGGTCGATGTGCTCCAGAATTGCTTCGCCGTTGTACCCAATAGCCAGATCATTCAACTTGATCATCGCAGTACCTCCACTGGAATATCTTTCGGATCAGCAAGTTCCCCAGCTTGTCAAAAACGAAGCTGAACAACATGATTACGATGATTGCCCCGAACACCACGGCGGTACGGCCTCTGGCGGAGCTTACATTGATGATGAAGCCCAAGCCGTACTTAGCGTTGGTTGCCTCTACTACGGCGCAGTATGTCCAGCCAATGCCATACATCATAAGGAACGTACTGAATATTGAAGGGAGCGATGCGGGGAACAGGATTTCTTTGATTGTCTCCCAACTGGTCATTCCGATTGTCTTGCCCGTATCCATCAGATCTTGCGGTACGTCGTTAAAGCAAAGCAGGATCGACGGCAGCAAGTAGACAAACGTCGCAATAAATAGGAACGAAATTTTCATCTGCTCCCCAATCCCAAACCATAGGATCAGGAGCGGAGAAAATGCGGTTACGGGAACATACCGCAGGAAGGAAACAACCGGCATGATAGTTTCCTTGATAGGCTTCACGCCATAAATCAGAAGGGAGAGGGGAATTGCTACCAGCATAGAAAGAGCAGACGCACCAGTAATCCGCAGAAAAGAGTAGGCAAGTCCTTTTTGCAACTGGCCTGTCTCTACCAACCCGACGATTGCTTCCCAGACGGTAGCAGGGGCGGGGATAAACAGCGGTTGGGTGAAGCACGAGGCCACATACCAGACGGCAATGAAACAGGCCAATAAAACCGTTCCCCGTATGCAGTTTTTCGCACGCCGTTTGACTGAAGTTTTCATTTCACGACCTCTTCTCATGGATCATCTTCGCCCAGCGATTTCATCATGAAGCATTCATCACAATAGCAGTCGCCAGTTGTTTGGATTTTGACATAATCGCCGACTATCGGTTCTCCGCAGGCATCGCAAAGGATAGTACGGGCATAAGCTCCGCCACAGTAAGGACAACCACTGAAATCCTCATAGGGCGGAGAATCTAACCCATGGCGTTCTTCCCATCGCTTCGGATCGTCAAAGGTTTTGCCACAGTCCAGACAGGTGTATTCACCATACATCAGCGCTTCACCTTCCAGACTGCCGTATTGCACCCAGACTTGCCAAGACGTCTGCCGACGATCACAACCTTGCCCTCGGCTTTCATCTCTGTCAGACGAGGCCGTGTGAAGTTCGGACTGTTGGTGGGGATTTTGCCCTCAGAGACCAGCTTCTCGCCAATCTCGTCAGCAGTCATACCGCCAGGATCACCGCTGGTCAGAACATCCAGAATCATAGCCTTACGATTAGGACGCCTCGGCTCGATCTGGTCATATGCTTCACGGCGGTTTCTCAACGCAATGCTCATATGAATCACCTCTTTCTATCCGACAAATGCCGGTTTCTGTTGCAGTGATAGTTGGACAAATCCAACCACCTTCCTGAACTCGACCTCTTCGAGTTTTACTGGACGGGTAAGATAAATCCGCTACCCCCCCCACAGCACACTCGATATAACCTTTTTGGGTGGCCTGCTTAATTCTGACTTTCTCCATGGTCAACCTCCGGGCTTCTCAGAGCATACCATCCAGTCTTGGCTCCGCCCCCCTCCCGCTTCGGCTTTCAAAGCACGTGCAATGGTTTCGCCATCATATACACGATTGGCGTCTCCATTGTAATCATCGATATATCCGAGCTGCTTCAGTTCATCATTCTTATCAGAATAATTTACTTTGTTGCTAATATCGGTAATATCAAAAGTAGACAGTGCTTTTTCAAATGCGCCGATGCCGGAGAAGAAAGATCCAACTGCTATATCATCAAAGAGGTAGGGCATGGCTTCGTATAACTCTTTCATGATGGCACAAAGCACATCGACCACAATGGAATTTCCCGCTTGTTTATAAAGCTGAGAACCGCTACGGTCTTTGCCACCGTATAAATTCTGGTTCATGGCTGCTTGGGCTTTATAGAAGTCTTCATCAGAGAAGCCCATCAAGCGCCAGCATTCCTTTTGTGTAAGTTTACGGACACGGAAATGTGTTTTCACTTTTGTCCCTTCGCCCTTATTGGTTGTTAGGGTAGGGCATACCCCACAAGAATCATAAACGCTCCCGTTCATTCCATGACCAGAAGGATTTACGTTTCCAAGATTGATAGGATTACCTTCAATCACTCTCTTGTCCCCCCCCCATCAATGGTGCGAATAGTGCCGCAGACATTATCTTTGAAAAAACGCACACCTTCATCGCATCGACGCTCACATACGATTTTCATATTAGCTTCCTCGCTTTCATCTATCTCAATCAATACATTGTCTTTTTGAACACCCGTCAAAGTGTTGGTACACATATTAGGGCGAACTTCCAAACGCTGTATTATCTTACCCCCCCCGCATATCTTCCACGAATTGCAGCGGGGATAATATATCGCTTACTCATTATGCTCCATAACTCCTGTCATTTGCTGATTTCCAAAGCCCTTATAGTCACGGGCCAGCAAAGTCAAGGCCGTCTCACAGTATCCTTCAAACTGGGTGCCTTTCTTACTCAGCTTCACACCGGCAAGTGAGCAAGTCCCAGCAGTGGTGGTCTGTGGAACCTCTTCCGCTGGTGCGGACGGTGTTACTGATTTGTCTGAACGGGGGGGGTTATCATGGCAGCTACCTTGTCATCAGGCAGGTAGTATCGCTCGTCAACCTTATCCTCCAGCATATCTACCAGCGCTTTTTTCAAAGGGATAGGAGACGGGAACTTAAACTTCCCATTATCTAAATCCTTACGAATGATGACACAGTAAACACGCTCACGATTCTGGGGGATTCCGTAGTGTTTTGCATTCAGAACCTGCCAGTAGACGTTGTAACCGCAGTCTTCCAGCTCTTTGACAAAGAGGTTAAAAGTGGCATAGAAGCGAGAACCGGTAATATTTTTAACGTTCTCGTAGATAGCGAAGCGAGGCTTCTTTTCTCTTAGGAAACGCAGCCATTCGACCAGTAAGGAAGAGCGGGTCTTCTCGATTTCAGTTGATCCGCACTTAGGGCAATGGTCGCGTTGATCATAGTGAGCTTCCAGGGGATTATATACGTGGCCGCAATGCTTACAAGTCCATGCAGCCCCCCCCCTGTTTGCCTGCTATGCTGAAATCCTGACACGGACTTCCACCGAACATGACATTGAAATCCGGCACAACCTTCTCATCGGCTTTGGTAATATCTCCGATGTTAAGGGTGGGATCAACACCATGAACGGCGCAATAGCTTTCTGCGGCGTAACGATCGAACTCGCAGAAAAGGGCAGTTTGGTAATCCAAATTAGTTCCTCCTTTGTTGGTTTTCTTTGTTGCTAAACGGAAGGTTGAGGGATTTACAATCTCCCTCGAACTGCTTTTATTCTATCATACTGTCTCCATAAAGTCAATAATTTTCTTTGTTGTTATTATGAGGTTTTTTGAATTTCTTCAAAGATAATCTGCTTTGGTAACATTCCTTTGCATACATAGACACTACTGAAAGGCGGGTTTAGAGACGGCTTTTGGTCGGCGTAGTTCTTAAAGTAAGATACACGCCGATTGAGATACATGATTTCAAAATCATGCTCACGGAACATCTTAAAGCGTTTCTGACTCTCGAAAAGTCCGACGACCCCTACCAACATAGCAAAGGGTATATTCAACTGGAATAGCCGCTCAAACACTTCGCCTTTGAGGGAATACGGAGGATTACTGATGATGTAGTCACACTTCGGTGGGTCAATAGCGAAAAAATCCTGACCGTTTGCAATATGTGTTGCGATAACGGTATAGCCGCGTTGCCGAAAGAGCTTTACAAACAGACTATCCTCAGTGTCAAACGGACACCAAATTGTCACGGGGGGGGTGGAAGATACTTGTACAACGGGGCAATCGCATACTCCGGTGTATAGAACTCGTCGTTGCCACTGCCGGCAACCTTATCCATCTTCATAGCTGCACATCTTGATTTACTTTGTTGCAAATTAAATCCAACGAATGCAAGGTTCGCCGGTATAGCCATGTTCCCATACGAACCAAGCGAAGCACATGGTACTTGACCAGGGCTTACCATTTTCGTCAACTTCCAATCCGTTTCTCAAAGGATTGACACGTTTTGAAAATACATACACGGCTTTCGGAGGGTGGGTGGCAAAGAAATCCTTACGTTGCCGTCCTTCGAGAAACTGGATCTTGGCGAACAGGATCACCTTGCCAGTGGATACCTCCAGAGCTTTCTCAGCGAACTCTTTCGCCAAAGAGAACGGAGGGTTCGTGATGACGTTGTTGAATTTTTCGGGATAGTTCTCAGTGAGGAAATCCACCCCGCCAACAATACCACATCCGAACCTATCATCTCTCTGAACCAGATCAGTAGAGATAATTTGACTGTTGGGATAATGTTCCCGAAGCACCTTACTGATATGCCCTTCACCAGCCGCAGGCTCCAAAATGGAGCCGTGCAGCTCTTCTCGGCTAAGGATGGCTTCTGTCGCCTCGAACGGAGTAGCATAGTAGTCGTTCTCCACACGAGAGCGGGTAGGGGACATACCGGCCAAACTGGTGCCGCTCAAATAAGTACGCTCTTCCATTTTCTCACCGCCTATTAAAAAATTGTCGTTCCATACTTAAACAACTCCTTAAAATGAGCACTCGCACGGCAGATCATCGTCGTCCCTGATAAGCTTTCGTGCAGCGGCCCAAAATGTTTGAGGTTTGGCTTTTTCAGTGGGCGGCAACGCCTTTTCTTTGAGCTTGGCAAATTCCGCCTCAAAGTCTGAAAGATAGCCTTGTTTGAGGATACTGTACCCGATTGTGTCTTCGGCCAGCTTCGCCTTTTCCCATATTTTAGGATAGAGGCAATAAACAACAAACCAATGCTGTTTGCCGGCTTTCAGACACCCGGTACAATTTGCATGATTGAAAATGCTGTAGGTCTTCGGACGCTCGATCCCAACCTCCTCGATGTCATGGATAGTACGTACCTCCCATGTCAAAGGGTACTCTGTTTGGTACCCCATTGCGGCCATAATGCCAACTCTGCGCCGAATACGGTGCTGTTCATTGGCGTCAAAGCCATAGACTAATGAGATATCGTCCCTTACTTCGGGAGGATTTGCGGGATAGTGCTCGGACAGCCATTTATGAAAAGGTTCGGTTTTCAGTCTGTTGGTGCAAAAGGCGGTGGACTGAGCGCCAGCCTTAAACGCCTTGATTTCCATACACACGTCGAACTGATCCTTAACATCCCATCCGGGCATATTGGCGTAAGTAATGGGAACGCCCAGATAATCCGAAACCTGTTTTTTGAAACGCTTGATATCAGCGTCTTCGGTTCGAGGACACAAATCATGATTGAGCAAGATCGCGTCCTCTGCTCCGAACTTTCTAACTACTTCCACGGCGGCAATCGCAGAGGAATGACCGCCAGAAAAACAAACGATGTGCTTCATACCGACCACAACCATCTCGGCTGAGGTCAACCGTCTAATCCTCCCTTGCTACCGGCCAGATGGCTTTCACGCTGTAACAGACGGCTTTACTCTACACTTATCAATCTTGTAGAAACCCGGCTTACCGGGATTGGTATTAGCTCCTTTCTAAATTTGAATTATTTTCGCCGCCCTTAAAAATTGCATGGGGCAGCGGAATAGGTTTTTGGGTAAAATATACTGTGTTGAATTTCAGATCCATACCGACTCCTTCTTTACAAAACGGTTCAGCAATATACTTACGGTAAGCTGTCCGATCCGATTTACATAGGGGCAATTAAGCCGGTCAGGATGCGGGACGCTGTTTCCCAGATCAATAACCAGATCGCGGGTATTGTAGGAAATATCCTGCGTGATAATCGGAGTTGCGTAAATCACCACATCCCGGTTCTGCGTAGCTTGCAACAGGCTTTTTGTTTTGGAATGTGCTACTGTAACCGTCGCGTTGTTAAAGTCCAGATACTTCGCCAGTTCTTTAACGGCGTGTCCTCGGCCTACGATGGTAATATCCTTCTCCCATACCAATCCAGACTCAATCAGCAAATCCATGACTGCTTGAGAGACCGCCGACATTCCGGGAGAATAAGAGTGGTCAATATCCACATCAGGATCGAGAATAGAGTTGAACGACACTGTTTCACTATCCACAACAATCCCTCGATAGGGAGGGAGAGGGTTGGACGTATGATCACAGTTGATACCAAGCTGGTCTGCCTTACGCTTGATGGCTTTCAGGAACACGCTATCCTGAGAACCAAGCAGAAGCAGCTTGCCGGAAGGATGTAGGCTTGCAGTTTCCGCATCCAAAGCGGCGGAGAGTTTTTTGATGTTTTCCATTACATCAATCATAAGGCGCTCCTTTTTTATTTGTATTATTCTACCGGAATACCAATATACTCAAGGACTTGCCGCATACCCAAACCATGTTCTTCCCACGGCCTCATGCAGTAATCCCAGAGCTTTGGGTGCGTGATTTTTAGACGCTGGAAACGGTTTGGAGCTTTTTCAAGGTGAGCGCCAAAGGCACAAAAGACACAGCCAGTACGCTTTTCGCCTGTCGTCGTCCACCCCCCCCATCAGTTCTGACGATCTCGCCATAAACTGAAGCATAGGGAACTTGGTAAGTATAGAGGTATTCCAACACATCTTCCTCAGTCCAAAAAGACATGGGTTGGGAGCTGGGCTTCTTACCGGAAAAAGCATTACATCCCATACGCAACCATGTGGCACGCCGAGATCTGCTCTCGTTTGCCATAGTTGCAATAATAGGTACTCGACCAGTTTCCTTGGAGTATTTCTTCATAGGCCGCTTCTTCATGACAGTACAGCACCGAGAAGAAACCTTGAATGGGGCATCCAACAGATAACACCATTTTTCACAGTTGAACTCTGACGGCGTTCCGTTGCTCCGCATAATCTCTCCATGCAGCTCTTTCCATCTGAAAGAACCTGGCTTATGCCCATATTCCACAGTGTCAGCTACACGCTTCGAGATAACGGGATATCCGTACACCTCAATGACTTTACGGAAGTTCATCTCAGGCCGGACAATCGTAACGTTTTCACAGCTCTTAACAAATTCTCTGACTTCCGGGAACTCAAGCCCGGTATCAGAGAAAACAGCAGGCACATCGGGGTAGATCCGCCGCACAATATCGAGTAGTACGGTAGAATCCTTACCACCGCTAAATGCCACATAGACTTTTCCATCGTAGTGCTGATACCACTCGATGATACGAGCAGTAGTGATCTGGATTTTGCGTTGGAGAGGCAGGCGCTGCATCTCTTCCAACTCTTCTCTGCTATGCAAAGCACCCACCTCCCCGGTTCCAATGATTGTCGTCATCGCCGCCCGATCCTACCGTATAAATCAGCACCAGAGCCAAAAGCAGTAGGATGATACCGTCCATTGGTTACTCTGTGGCCTCCGGCAGAGCAGGGGCGCTGGCATAGCTGGCACGAGCCAGCCACTCGTTGATGACCTTGTTGAAAGTATTGTCGTTGCCCATGTACTTCTTCAGCATGGCAGCAGTCAGGCCGGCTTCGGCGCTGAATGTATCACCGGGCTGGCATTTCACAACCGTCTTATCACCGTCATCCCAGAACACGATGGTAGCCGGGTTGTGGAAGATCACATTGACGGGCATCGGCAGACGGCGAGAAGTAGGCTGACTGGCTTGGAGCTTCATTGCCGCATTCCAACCGTTGGAGAAAGGATCTCCGCTGGGAGCGAGATGGGCAACAAAGCCGCCGTCCGGCATACACAGGCCGCTCAGAAGCTCATCAACGAACCGTTCAGCAGTTACCGGGGGGGGTGCCATAACAGAGATGCGGGGAGCGATGTAGGGAGTGTGGATCATGTCGGGAATCATAGTTATTTCCTCCTATTCAGTGTGCATTGCGGTCACAGGCGTTCAACACCATGACCTGGTTCCAGATATCATTACCAAGCAGACGTTTGATTTTGCTAACCGTCTTACTCGGATTATCTGACTTTTCAACCGCATACGGCCACATATGCCAGCGGATCAGCAGCGCCACAGTAAGGCGCTGGTTAGGACTGAGATCGCCGGTATAGCAGAAGCTGTCATAAGCTCCTACACGCTCATGATGATAGAAGTGGGCGATCTCAGTGAGGTTGCCTTTGATGTCATGAAATACTTTAGTCTTCTCTTTGCCAATATCGTGCAACAGCGTGGCGCGGAGCAGAGCAGCATCGGCACCTTTATAGTGGCTGATCAGATACTGCCATGCCGTCATAGAGTGCTGACCAACCGTGTACTCGTGGTGCGGGTTATCATGTTCCAGCTTGGAGAGACGAAGCATAAGGGTATCAATCTGGTCGTGGCGATCTTCGTCACCCACGATCCTGATTTCATCCCAACCCTCCGCCATCATGGGAACATCGAATTTGAAGTACATCTTTTGGATTACAGACTCCGGGACAGAACGTTCCCGATTATTGTTGCGCTCCAAACACACCTCATAGGGCGTCGCCATGAAAAGACATACTGTACGCAAATCATGTTTGTGGAGCGCTCGGACACGATCAAGGAATCCGATACGGCGCTTGTAGTTGATATTGGTTGCGTCGTACACCACATCCTTGCCATCCACCAGATCCTGCAAAACCCTTTTGTGAAGGGTTTGGAAAACCAAGTCCTGTTGGGTTTGGTCGTTCTCGTCACCAAGAACTTCGGCACGGATCGCATCGCTGGAGTGGACGACGGCGTTAGGGATGCTTTCGGCAGTGAATGACTTCCCGCTACCAGGGAGGCCAACCATCATGTAAAACATCGGCATCTCATTCTCCTCCTTGGATTTCCTTTAAGAAGGATCGTTTGAGAATTTCAACGGTAGCCTTTTGCAGTACCTCATTGGCGTGCTGGTTGATCGAAACAGGCACCGTATCCATATAGTGCTTTTTGTCTTCGGTCATAGATTGAATTGCAGTGCTCATCAGTGCCCGTGCTTCTTTCAAAGAGTAGCAACCGCGCTTCACCTCTTTGAGATAATCACACTGGTTACTGATAAGACAGTCAGCGTAAGGCTCGCCGGCTTCGTAACGGGTCATAAACTCCCGCAGCCGCAGAGCATGGTGAAGCTGCTTCGGGTCATACCCAAATGCCTCAATCTTGTCCATTGTGGCAGGGTAGGGGTGCTCCATTGCCTTTTGCTTTTCCAGAGCCATACCCATAATGCAGTTCATCCCGGCGTAGTTGTTGTATCGGGCAATCTCTTCACGAGCGTCCAGAACAGGCTGGAAAAGATCGGCATACTCCGGGTTGATGATGGAGTAAGGGGTGAACAGGATCTCAACAAAGTTGACATTCTGCTTCTTGATACAGTCAAACATGAGGCGGATGTCTTTGAAATCCACGTGTTCGTTATTCTCCATAATGTGGGTAGTGCTGAGAGGTTTGGCGTTCAACACGAAATCGGAAAAGCTGGGCAACATGATTGCCTTGGTGTCAATATCGCTACCCTCATAGTCAAGGTTATAATTCTGAGAACCTTGCAGGAAGAGGCCAACCCAGCCTCCCCTGCAATGCTCCAAGACGGGCACCAGATGTTCCCGCATCCGCGCCATAATCTTCTGGCGCTTCTGCTCATTCTGGATCAAAGTCGTCATCGTCATATCGCTCCTTTTTGATACAATCCCGGATTATTCTCCGGTATAGGCTTGAGTCGAACTGCTCCATATCTGCCCAGCTTTGAAGTTGTTGATAAAGCCAATAACGACTTTTTCATCCATTCTGCTCTCCAACATCCTGAGCTTCTTCCATATCAGGCGCGGCGGCGGTGTCTTTGATCAGCCCCTCCAGCGCCTTGAACGCAAAGTTTTTATGCTTATAGGCGGCGAACTTGGGACGGTTGACAATGCGGCACACGACACCTTCCCGAACATGGGTATGACCGACAGGATCGGGGCCGTCATAATACTGCTCGGCTTTGGTTTTAATCCATTCACCAGCATTGGTTAGCTCGCAAGAAGTTCCTGTGAAGATTTCCTCTTCGGGAATAAGCCCCCTATACATCAGAGGAACATATTTGACGCCCATCTGTTCGCAACGATAGCGCATAAAGTCGGGCGGATACTCTACCACATCGCCGTCTTCGTTGGTCATCGTCATGCGGTAAACGAAAAGATTGGACTTGGGATGTTCCTTGCCATCGGGAGCGCAGCCATAGCTGAATGTGGTGGTTTTACCGTACTGTTTGGTAAACTCCTTGTCGTTCAGCTTAGAGTTATTTCCGGGATTCATGATGGGCGTACCATCGTCAGTGAAGCCAACAACCTCGTAGTAGACCGTCTCTCCCTTGTGGAGCTTTCCTTCAAAGACGTTGGCGTGTTTTTCGCGGAAAGCGTTATTACCGTAGAAGCCTCCCTCATCGAAGGTATCCAGAACCACGCGGCGGGTTCCGGTAACATAGCCCCAATCATAGATGGGTGCCCGCTTGATTTTGGAACGAATCACATTCGGGGTCTTACGACTCTCATAGAGCCGCTTTTCCATACGGTTCCGATATTTATAGCCCTGCAACACAGGCAGATAGCCGGTACGCTGAGAAGTTCCGTGCATTTTCAGGGTAACTTCTACCAGATCCCCAGCATGGAATGCGGAGAGGTTGTAGGCCAACTGCTCCGTGTCAGCGTGTTCTTGGAAGAGCGGGGAAATAGGATCAGAACGCTTACGAACATGATTGCCACCCCCCCCACTACCGGAGGCGCGTTTGACGGCGGGTACGTACTTCTCGCAGATAGTGATACCGTTCAACACAGAGATCGTATCGCCCTCTTGGAGCTTCTTGATATCGGTAAAAGAAGCCAAACAGGAGAGAGGGAGGAACAGACCGTCGCTCTTCTCGCCCCGGAGCTTGAGAGCCTTAATATTCCGCTTCTCCGGGTCAAGGTATCCGCCAGCCGGAGCGCCGTTCTCATCCTTGCGCCGCAGCAAGTCATTCTTCTGTGCGAACTCCAAACCGAGTTTGCCATCGGTAGGGAAGTACACGCCCAGCTGATCAGGGTCGGTGCCGAGATCCACAATCACCGTATTACCGAAACATTCGCCACAGAGCAGCCGGTCGGCATTGGTATGCTTCCTCAGATTGTGAATCCTGGTAACATAGGCACAGTACATTATATTCACTCCTTGTTAATTTACTTTGTCACTAATCAAGAATACATGGATTTCAGCTTATGAGAGGCAGTCACGATAGCCTCTGCCGCTTCGTGCATCTCATTAACAGTGGTATTGAACCCCATTGAAATACGCACAGTACAGGCCGCATCTTCATCAGACATTCCAATACCACGCAAAACGTGAGAGGATTTAGCACTGGCAGCGCTGCACGCAGAACCAGCAGAAAGGTAGATATCCAGCTGATCCAACAGAAGAAGCAGAGATTCGCTGTTGACGCCAGGAATGGTCAAGCTGATGATGTTAGAAGAATAGTTCTCGCTATCACCGTTGATATAGAACTCCCCAGGCATTCTTAACCCCAAATCAGTCAAGAATGTATCTCTGAGCAATCCCCACCGTAGCTTCCAGTTCTGGAGGCGTTCAGTAACGATTTCTGCTGCTTTGCCGATTCCTACAATTCCCGGAACGTTCTCAGTACCACCACGCATTCCGTTTTCCTGGCCTCCACCGACAATCCACGGAGATTTGCGGATAGAATTGCCGATATAAAGCACACCAACACCCAGAGGAGCACCGAACTTATGACCGGACATGGAGCAGAAGTCAATTCCGCAGTCCTTCACGTTCATATTTACATGGCCTGCCGCCTGTACAGCATCGGCATGGAATACGGAGTGATACTTTTTGCAAAGGGTTCCGATTTCTTTCATGGGATTGACGGTACCCAGCTCATTATTTACCCACATGATAGAAACGGCGCGGATTGTATTATGGGTGCTATCCAGCAACTGTTCCAGATCATGTAGATCCACACTCCCATCCTTATAGGTCTTAACGTAGCGGGTAGTAAAAGGATAGAAATGTGAAGGACAGAAAATCCTATGGGCTAACGGTTCCAAAACTGAATCATGCTCAATTTTGGTTGTCAAAACTAAGTCACCACCAAAATTTTGCAACCACGCATTGTTCGACTCTGTGCCACCAGAGGTAAAGAACACCTCTGAGGGATCAGCACCAATCATTTTAGCTACCTGGCGGCGGGCATTTTCAACAGCTTCACGAGCATTGACCCCTTGGGTATGGAGGCTTCCGGGATTGCCTACATGATCGGGCCGGAGCCAAGGGAGCATAGCTTCCAAAACCTCCGGGAAGACCGGAGCGTTGGCAGCATTGTCGAGATATACCACGTATTTCACTCCTTTGATAAAAGAGGCTCAGAGCGTAGACAGCTACTTGCTACTCTATCGTTCTGAGCCTCCTTAATGGTTTACTTTGTTGCTTATGCGGAGATAATAGGACGAAGGGCATCGTCCACCTGCTGATACCGCTCTGCGTTGATGGCCTCCAACAGGCAGTCATAAGGATCAGTCTGGCCGCTCATCACCATCTTGGCGATATTGGGAGAGAAACCGCTGACCAACGCAACACCCAAATCGTTCTCCTTAACAGGAATGGTGCCGCTACGGGAGTTGACATTCCAGAATACCAGACGAGGAATCTGATACCCGGCTTCCGCATACCGCTGGGCGATTACCTCAAACAGGCGGGGAGTAGGTGCGACCCGTCTGCTATATCCCCACCTATCATGGGAGATTGCGCCGGCGGTTGCACAACCATCGAACTCCATATCAGAGATGATAAGGATGTTCGCGGGAAGATCGCTCTGATCCATGTGCTTGTTGATCGCCGTAGTGAGGATCAGGTCGAATACGGCCTCGATGTTGGTGTTGGCAACCTCGTTATGGGTAGCCGCGATCCGCAGTTTCTCACGAAGGTTCTTGCCTCTGCTCAAATCGACCAGCTGAGGATGTTCAGAGAAAGTGATGTACTGATCTTTGAACTGACCAGAAGAACGCTCGGCGAAGTAGATCGCCAGAGAGTTTGCTACTTCCAGCGCAGACACATCAGTGTTGCCGACTCTCACTCTCATACTACCAGAACCGTCGGCCACCACGATGGTGTTACCACAGCCCTGCACCGTATCGGGGAGGTTCTTCCACAGCACTTCCAGATTGGTGTCGGTGCTGTCGGCATAACCGTACCGATGTACGATGTCATGAGGGAAGAGAACAGAAGCGTTGATCTTGGCCTCGCCTTTCTCCACAGCACCCAAGAATGCACGTCGGCGATCCTCGTCGTGACGGAGGAAAGCGCTGTTGTACTGCAGGTTGGCACGAGAGGGAACACGCTGATAGTCGATTTCCTCCCACTGCTTGGCGGTCATCTGCTGCTCCACAACAAGCAGGTAACGGGAGAGATTGGCGAGGGTATGCTGATACTGGCGCTCGGTCATGCCGACAGCCTTCCGCAAGATCTGGGCATAATGCCGGGTCTGCTTGGAAGAAGTCTTACAGCGAGGCATCCACTTTGCCAGAAGAGAAATAGGCTTGTCCTCTGCCGCATTTTGGGTGTCGTCATAAAGCTGCCCTTTGACCAGCCCGGTCACGCAGTCACACGCGGGCGTATCCAGCAGACACCACAGATCGTCCCAACGACCGTACTCAGGCACCAGTGCCACCACAGGGGCGACGTACTCGGGAAACTCCTTCGCCAGAGGCACCATGCAGGCACGGAACAGCCGGCGCTCACCCAGGCCACCACGGACATCACGAGCATAAAAGAGCCATTTCATAGCCAAAACCTTATCCTCAAAGAACGCTTTAGTAAAGCGATTGAAGATATCCTTCTCGCTGGCTCTGCGAAGAGACGCCACAGAGAAGTTGAGGTCAAGCAGCGCTTTTCCGGTTGTGCGATAGCCAACCGCTCCGTTTTCGGTAATGGATACATTGCACTCGTTGTTAAGAGTGCTCTTGAGATTGCTCATGAAGTCCATTTCTCTTACCTCCTAAATTGAGATACCCAGAACACATATTCCTCAATATTGCTGTTCGTGTTCAGAGAAGTGATGCGGCAGGTAGGAATCGAACCTACGCATGGCGGCTGGCCTTTTAACCTTGCTGTTAGCAAAACCTACGTTTTGCATTTATAAAGCCGCTGTGTTACCACTTCACCACTGCCGCATGAAGCCAGGGGCGGGACTTGAACCCACGACCACGGGATTAGCATTCCTATGTACATTGCTGTAGGCGCAACACCATCGCGCACGATTACGTGCTCTACCCAACTGAGCTACCCTGGCATTTGGTGCAAGGAGAAGGACTCGAACCTTCGACATATAGTTCCCCATTTAACTTTGCTGTTAGTGCAGCACCGCTGCACATTTTTTATACTATTGCTCTACCGACTGAGCTATCCTTGCATTGGCCTATGCGGTCAGAATCGAACTGACAATGTACTAATCGCGCCTATATTGTACTTCTACAAGCGTTACGCATAGATGTTTGATAGGGGAGGAGGGACTTTTTATAACAGAAATCCCCCAGAAACTGATTATAAGGAGCACGTTTTTTCGTTTCTAATATCCAAAACATAATTCATTGCTGTTAGTGCTCCAGTTTAATTTATGACGGCCTTGTATAGGAGCTACGGAATCGAACCGCAAGTAAAAGTTTTACAGACTTTCAATATAGTAAATTTGCTGTGCGTGCCCGCCGTCCACTGCACGTTATAAACTGCCACCAGGCGCTCCTTATTTGAGGCCCGTCTTTCCGGGCTGTCAGCGGTCTTTCCCGCCGTCAGAGAGAGGAGGTGACAAAAGATTGCCGCATAACGCGGCTTGGCGAAGGGGGCGGGACTCGAACCCGCACGTCCTTTCGGGCTACTGACAGTTTAGCAAACTGTTTCCTTACCAATTAGGATTACCCCTCCATTTGCAACCCCAAGGAGCGCATTGTGTATCAAGAAGAATTTGATTCTTTTGTAAAATTGCTGTTAGCGCTCCAACCCGACATGAGAAATCAAGAGTCTTCTGTATCTGAATCCAGAAGCTTTGCGAAATTGGCAATCACGGTTGTGTTATGCTTCCGCTGTTGATCCATAGAAGCACGCGCTGCACAAAGCGCTTTCGTGTAAGTGTCGATTTCCTCCAAATCCTTATCGATTTGCTGGTTGACACTCTCCAACTGGCCTATTGTCTGACGAACAACATCTACCGCCAGATTTGCCTGATAAACCAGGCGATCCACCGCATCCTGCTTTTTCTGCAAGAAATCTGGAGTTGGAGCAGTTACAGCAGGGGAGGCGTCCTTTTTGAAAAACATATCTCTGCACCTCGTTAGTTTTATTTGTAGCTTATCTAAAACTAAATGGCAATCGCCATTTAGTATAGGGTTTAGTAAAACAGTTGTTTGTACAGCTTATAATCTCTCGCTCGTGCTGTGCGCTTTGCTTTGCTGGTCAAATCTTCACAAAACACCTTGGAAGCAAATGCGGGATCATCAAGATTGAAGTCTGCGCTTTCGCATTCCAACAAATAGGCACGATAGAAGATGCCAGACTGATGAACGACGCGATATTTCAAGGAGTAAGCCCCATCCATCAAAGCATTTAGCCGGTTCACCAAGCCTTGCAGCATAGTAATGGTGATCGTGGCATTCCGTTCCGTGCGAATGAGGTTTTCAGAATAAGTGTAGGTGTGAAAGATAACTCCTCGCGCCTGCTGGTAATACCCATCCGCATCACGCAGCCGAGTAAAGAACTGCAGAACATTAAATGGAACTTCGATTTTACTTCCACGAATTATCAATCCATCATCAAGCACAAACTCTTTACGATAGTCAATAATCTCTTCCTCGTCCAACCCATACCAGGCCAGAAACAGAATAACCGCAGAAAGATCGTATAGAGTAGGATCGTAACACTCCGAAACAGAGATAGAGTCTTTGATTGCCTCGAAAAGTGTATTTAGATTTTTATAATACTGCACTCCGTTTGCCTCATTGATTTTCAATTCATCGACAGTAACGGAGGCAAGCACATCTTCCTGCTCCGAAGGGAGAGCGTCGTTGGCAATCAAGAACCGAATATAAGTCATCAAAAGACTCTTGTAATTGAAGAAGGTGGTTACGTGCCGAATCCTCATAGAGTTAAACATCAGCACATATTGATCTTTTGTAAGAGGACTATCCAGAGACAGGCCAGACTTTTCCTCAAAAGCAAGGATCTTTTTCCACATAAGGTCAAAGTTCTTTGGGGCTTTGATACTGGCATATCCGCCAGAAGAACCCTCCTCGAAGAATTTGTTACGGATCATATTCCCCTCTCCAATCCGTCAAATCATTTTCTATGTTGCTATTTTAGCATATATAAATGGGAAAGTCAATAGCAAAAAAGAAAATTATTTGTGAAAAGCAGAGCCATCTGTTTACCCCATCACTTGTCCATCATATGCTTCCGTAAAAATTCCTTATCGGTTTCGGAAAGGGAGGAAAGAATGGTCAGCAAACGATCCGGCCCAGTTACAATCTTTCTCCACTCAGTGTAATGCGCTTGCCAAAGACCTAACCAATACTGCTCAAGTCCGGTTACATCTTGTGCAAAGAACCGATCCAGCAAGTTAATAATTTCCTCGCTGGACGCCAGAAGAGGACGTTTGAGAACCTTACCCTTCTTCGTTTGGGCAACCAAAACCAAACGAGCACCCTGTGCCAACTGGACATTGAGATAAATGTATGTATCGGAGGCTGCCGACATATTACCAGGAAGACTACCGTGATAAGGAAGCTTAATATCGCTCTCGCTTATGCTCTTCATCTCCACGGCGTCAATGTCCAAGTTGAAATTGCCATAGCTCGCTACCATACTGTCTGCGATGTGCATTTTTCAAGCGCCTCCACATTAGATTTAGTTGACGGATCTGAAAGTATGTGATATATTGATGTTAGTATCACGACTACTTTCGTGTCTGGGTATACTATACCAGTTTGATTGCGTGATGTCAAGTGTTTTTCACGAATATTTTCGTGAAATTCCCAAAAATTTTCTCAGGAGGTTGTTGTGATGGAGTCGGTCATCTTTGCAAGGATCAAAGAACTTTGCGACGAAAAACATATCACCATCAACAAACTGGAATCCGAGTTAGGAATGAGTCAATATTCTATTGGGCGTTGGAAAAACGCCACAACCCCCACCATAGATAAGATCTCAAAAATCGCAGATTACTTCCACGTCTCTATCGACTACCTGGTTGGAGCATCTAATGTGCGTTCAACAGCAGACGATATACTCGGAGATCCAGACTATATCACATTACAGCGAGCAAGGGAGCGTATGACAGCCAAGGATAAAAATAGAATGATGGGGATTTTGAAAATTGGATTTGACTATGCGTTCTCCGATGAAGAAAAGTCTGACGGCAAGAAGTCCGTATTATTGGACAATGAGTGATTTATACTGTGTCTACGGCAAAATACATTGAAAGGGGGAGATTGAAATAATAAGGAATGTTTTTGTACAGCGCAAGGTCTTGGAGCTGTATCAAAATATGGAGACAATCTCTTACCCAATCCAACCAGAGACGATCTTATCTTACGTTCCGCAAAGTAGAATGCTGTCATATCAGAAAATGGCAGAGGTTGCCGGCTGCACAGTAGAAAACATCGTCGTGCTCTGTAAAAGCAGCTCAGGGGCAACACACTATGATCCAGAATCAGGTCGATATCTGATTCTTTACAACGCAAACAGCAATCCAGGGCGTATCCGATGGACAATCGCTCATGAAATCGGGCATATTTGTATTGGGCATCTAAAAGTAATTGAAGATGCTGAAATTGCTTATACTGAAAGCAGGGACTTTTACGACCAGTTTGAAAGTGAAGCAGATTATTTCGCCTGGAATTTGCTTGCCCCACTACCCATAATGCGAGAAATGGACATCCATTCAGCAGCAGAAATCAAATCTGTTTATGGACTCTCTACTCAAGCAGCAGCTCTTCACTTTGATCGCTACACCAAGTGGTGTAAAGGCCATATTAAAACGTCATGGGAAAACGGGATGCTGCGGGCATTCCGAATGAAACGACTTACCAGATAGCCACCCTCATAAGAGGGTGGCTTTTCTGATTTAACTGATCTTTTGTTCTCCCCATGCAATCCGAAATCTACCATCTTCATCATATTCCTTATACATCAACATTCCCATCAGATCATAGTCAACTCCAAAACGCTCATAAATCTCATCCAAATCCACATCTTGCCTCTTCATAAAAAGGTTCAACCGCTCTTTGGCAATAACCATTTGCATCTGATTGGACTCAATGCTTCCAGAATATGTTACGAAGTAGATGTCTTTATCTTCCTTAGAGTTAAACCGCACAAATCTCATATAGAACTGAGACATCCGTGCATTATTATAATGCAGCTCTGGAATGATAACTTTATTGATAAACTCGAAATTGACTGAAGAGGGAAGACACTGTTGTGTACATAACAGAATGCCATTACCGCTTTCCTTTAAGGCCGATTTCAATTTCCGCCGTTTAGCTAATGTGGTAGTCGAACCTGTTACGACAAATAGTTTGCGTTTAGGGAAACGCCGGCGCAGCTCATCCGCATATGCGTCCACCACAATTTTGTGCCGCACACCTATAACCACAATCTCATCGCCAAACTCCTCCACCATATTACAAACCTTTAGTATTTTGGTTGGAGTGTATGAGCTATTATATTCGTCAACGGTATTGGGTGCAGCAGAAATACGAAGCAGGAGGGTGATCTGCTGAATAAGCGCCATCATGCTATCTTTACGGCTATTCCCCGAAAGAGCAAAATATCGTTGACGCATGGAATGAAACTCCTCCATGGCTTTGTTATAAACCTCTCGCTCTGCAGAGGAAAACACCACAGGCACTTGATGGATCTTCCTAATTTCTCTACCTGTAATTTCTGGGAGCGTGCGTGTAATGACAGCATAAGACAAAAGCTTATCCAGAACATCCGCGTTATAGATATCTTGATTCTTCTTCCCTACACCAAACACAGTAATGCGCTCCGGCAAATGACACTCTGAAAACAACTTATAGCCAGCCTTATATGCAGGGATAGGCTCTCCATAATATGGATTAGGGAGACAATCTAAATACTCATCTTCACCTTCTTTGTTATAGCAATAGATTTGCTCTGACCAGGACAGCATATTATAGGAGTTATTATAAAGCAGCTCTAACTGGGGTGCGCTTTCCGAAATGTTGTTTCGTGTTACAGTACCAGTCATAGCAAACTTGAAACGAACGCGGCGAAAGCAATCCAACACAGCCTTGGTGCGCTTGCTATCTGGGTTTGTCATCTCGTCGGACTCATCAAATACCAAACAGATATTTTGATTCCGCATTTTGATGTGCCGTTTAATTTTCTTTCGATACTTAGAAAGCATACCTAGAGTTATAATTACAAACTCTCCATCCTGGACAGCCTCTAAATCGGACAGTTTCTTTATCATACGATATCCGATTCCGAAATTCTTCAACACCAAATCCCAGTTGTTTTTGATGGAAATTGCAGTAGACACCACCCATACATTTCGAGCGTGCTGCTGTTCCATGCGGTATTGGCCTACAACGATCCCAGCCAAGGTTTTTCCGCTACCCTGTTCCCATTGCAGTAAGTGATAATGCTTCTGCAAAACAAGGTTTAGATCATGTTTTTGGATGTCGTTTAGATGAATCCACTCTTCGTTTTCACTATCGTAAACAGAAAATTCATCCAGATAGCGGGCAATCTCCGAGTCTTGTTCCATATCCTTAAAAGGTTTTGTCTCCCGCTGATAATCACGCTGTTTACGACGGATTAGACGGGCATAGTTTCCCGTATCCATCTCAGATTGTCCAGAAACAAGACTATAAAACGGGACAAGTTGCTTCATGGTATTAGGCAAAGCATCGCGCACTTTTTTACTGTAGCCTTTATAAATCAATCCGCCATCCTGTTTAACTAAACACACAACATCACGACTCGGCTTGCTGTTCTGGGAACGAATTACCCTACGAAGATAAGCTAATACCTTGGCCTCTGTAATGCGAACTCTTACCCAGTCCTCATATTTCATATCTGAGGGCTGCACCTGGTGGTGAAATTTATATAGGTACTCCTGACACTTAGAATATTTTTCAATCAACTTTGGATTTGACTTGATATGATACATCATCTTCCGAACTTCATATTCAAACTCGCTGGAGTTTTTGCCCAGAGATGATAGCTTAATGCGAGCGCTATTACTGCGCATTTTCTCCCTGGCCGGGGCGACAATCTCTGTTTTGACAATCTCAAGAAGATCCGCCGCATTATCCATGTCAGTAAGATTAAACCAGTTTGCGCTGTTCAGAGCATACGGCTTTCCCTCATCGGCAACATCCAGCTTCTTCTGCCAAAAAAGTATTTTAGTAGCGTAATTGTCTACGCCAAGCGCTTTGAAAGCATCCTTCTGGATAGAAACCTGCCCAAGAAAAGAAAAGTCTTTTTTCAGTTCAGAAATTTTAGCGCCATCCAAATACTCATCAGACAGAAAAGATGCCGGAACCACAATCGCCATGATACCCAAAGGTTTCAGCAATTCTGCGGCCTTTATACAATAGTACATCTGGGAAATGATACCCCCATCTTCTGTTTGCCATTTCAGATTGAATGGAGGATTCCCCACAACATAATCAAAGCGAATGTCCGGCTGATAAAACCGAATATCACGGTGTTCCAAGTTAGCAGCAGGGTAAAGATAATGGGCAACTTTATGGGATTTAATATCTAACTCACAACCATAAAAGTTCGACTCTACCGGCATGAAGTTACAGAAGTTGGAGATCCCGCTTGTAAGGTCTGCCACAGTCTCATCCATAGCAGGGGAGAGAGCCTCCATAATGAACTGACAAAGGGGAGGAGGGGTAAAAAATTGCCCATTCTCAATTTCCTTTTTTGCCTCTGCAAATTCATGGTAGTTAGCAAAGTCTGAGCGCCGCAGGCCATGCAGTCCGCCGCCTCCCGTATAAGCATTGTAGATATCCTCACGTGAAATTCCAGACTGATCTGCTAACCCCTGGTCTATAAGATACAGGATTTTATCATTAAGTTCCTGTCTGGACTCCTGGGGAATATGCTCGTTGTTGTATCTATATTTCACAAACTTCACCGACTTTCAATGCTCCAATAAAACCCGCAGTACGGAGTCTTATTTTGAAGTGCATCTTGGATAGAGAGAACAGCGTTAATGGAAGAACGAATTATTGCATCTTTATCTTTCTTTGAAGGGCGAATGTAATGAAGTACCATATGATATGCTGCTTTTTTAATATCTCGAAAACAAAGAGACTTGTTTCCGGTATTTACGTCTGTTGCAATAACATAGTCAACCTTTATTTCTTCACATTGATTGCCTTTTGCCTGATTGCAAATTTCGCACATAGTCTGAAGATTATCTACACGATCCGATCCGCCTTTACTTTTAGGAATAATGTGGTCTTTGGTCAGAAGCGTTCCATCGTCAGCATACAAATTAAAATGCCGGCGATTTGTATTGGGATCTCCACAGAGCTTGAAATGAGTTCCCTCCTTACCACAGCAGACGCATTTAGTTCCCTTCTGATAAAAGAGCATATAACGAAGAGAGACAGGGTAAACATCAAAACCATCTACAACAATGCTATCTTTCTTTTTCCAATCATCATCAACTCGAAGTAGTCTTTCTTCTCCGATCATATTAAACACATCTTCAAGACTATAAGACTTATCTTCAATAATCATTTTTTAATACTCCTCTCTAACAAGTGCTGCCGTGTTGTATCGGCCACAGCTTCCAAAAATAAACTCCAATCCGTATTGCGCTCAGTTTCCGGCCAGGAATGATATCTGCAAAGCAGCGACCAAACAGCGGTAGAAACCTGCACATTATCCAAATGACAAATCAAGAAACAGAAGTTGCTTATTTTAATCCATGCTTCTCTCCGCAATACAATAGCACCCCAGTTATCATCATAAATGAATTTGTTTTTAGGGACTGATATTCCGTATTTTTTCGCACGATACGATAATGGCGTTCCATAATCTTCTGGCCTGCAATATGTCGGAGAGAAATAATCTGGATGTTTAATATATAAATCCGAATCATCCAGAAATAGCTGACACGTACATCGATTAGGAATGAACGAGACTGAGGCAAATTTTTTAATACCCTTTAGCTCTTTCGGTTTTGACAGTTTGTTTCCCACACAAAGAACGATGTATTCAGTTTTTGGCGAAAGGAATTTTAAGCAAAATTCTTTTGGTGTTGACATTGTTTTGAAAATAGGGACAACGACTGCACCAATTTTGTGCAACTGATATTCGCAAAAATCATACCATACGCCATCGTTTGTATCTTTGTGTAATGTTACATAACAATCTCCAGCCGACGTTTTGAAACGCAAAAGATAGACAAGAGAACCTTTACGCTCCGTCATTCCACACACTTTATCGACAGCATTAAACATCTGTTCAATATACTTTATATGAGATAGATCTTCACACAGGGTAATTTCCGCATCTGGATAGTCGGCCTGTGCATCTTCCAAAGTTGGATAGTATAGATGAAGTTCCCCGTCTTCCGTTTTCACTATATAACGATTCATAGTCTTGCCTCCTAAAAAAAAGAATGCCCTCTACCTTAATTACAGGCAGAGGGCAGCATTTGCTAACCAGTTTTATAACTTTTTTACGTGGTCATGATTCTTGCGATTTATGGTTTCTCCACGAAAACAGTGTCCACAATATTCCCAGATCCCGTGCGGCCATTCTCCACCAACTTTCCGAAATGTTGCGTAAGTATTTCGATACTCGCCACTCCGCTCATCAAACTCGGTAGAGTATGGCTCGCCCATTTGTGAACATCCAGCAGTCATACAGGCAGGAGGAAGACAATCCATTGCGTTATCCACTACATCCTGTGTCACATAGTCTCCAGGTTTTGCGGTAGAGTAGTCAAAATCATCCTCGCTCCAAACCTCTTTACCATTCCAGATTTGCTTGGGCTTCGGAGCAATCGTCTCTACATCCAAAATGCGAGCACCGGGGATACCTCGTCTTACCTCCCACACCTCGTCCATATTGCCTACCAAATCAAAAAGTTCTTTGGTATTATGGGCAATACTAATTCTTGCCCCAGGCAGCTCTCTAACTTCTTGGAGCACACCATTGATTGCCGCATGGTAGCTGTTGGAGATTTGAGATATGACTTTAAGGAAGTCTGCCAAGTTCTGTACAGAGTCCATAGCCTCCATAAACTCTTCCCAGCTATGTTCGCAAATCCCCAATCCAAAGCGTGCCATCTCAACTTTATCTCCGTTATATTCCTCAGAGACAATATAGCTGTTGTTCAAATCGTTATAAAAAATAACCTTACGTCTAGTCATGTATATTCTCCTTTTAGTTCGGGCGACACGGCATCAAAAAGATAGGCTCACCCCAATTATTCTCGCCATTTTTTCCGTCCAGTTTGAAAACAAACAAGCAGGGATGCGGAGTTTTGATTGTACGGCTGTTCCCCATATACAGGTTCCGATATGGGCCAGCAGCCGTTAGCGCGTCCAGATACAGCAAGGCGTTAAAATAACTTACAAGACACTCTCCATTTTCGTTTGTAGTAGACAACATGATCTGCGGAAACGTTGGTTTCCCAATGCCCTTCATATCTTTCCATTCAGCAATAGCCCTTTTGCAAGCTTCAATGCTAATAGGCTCTTTTACCAAATACAGATCGCCGTCCTCTATAAACCCTCTGGCGTACTTATCAAGAATATCCATACGTTCCGCATCTACAAACTCGTCTGGCTTTTCATCAAACAGAACGGCAAGAACGCCATCCGTAATTCCAAATCTTTCACCGCATGGATGCACCCCAGCAATTTTTGCCCGCTGCATCTTATTTGTAGAGCGATTCTGTTCAAAAGCATCTTGGTTATATCGCATTTGCTCCCGCCCTACAATCTTCTGTAGGACGGTAAGCTGCTTCTTTGTCAGTTTCATGCCGATCTCCTTCTCATGTACTGCTCAACAAATTCCTGAACGTAGCCTGTGCTACGGAATTTAATATCGGCTCGTCCATTCTTGAACAGTTTAATAGACTTAACCTTTTCCATATAGGGAATATCAAACAGGCTTTCTTTTGTGTCGTATTTGAACAGCTCCGGGAACCAACGATACCCTTCATCCATACGCTCACACTCATAATAAGCCAGAGCATTCAGTAAAGTCTTGAAGTCCTCAGAAGGTTTATACTCAGCCACAGGATGATTCATCCATTTGTTTTCATCTACCGACACCCAATATCCGATCAAACGAAGGGTATCATTTTTGATTTCAAACTCTTCCTCGTCCGGTCTTGAACCATATGTACGGTGGCAACAATTCCATGTGCGTTCCAGAAACTCATTCATTGCCTGTTCCTGAAAAGAAAACCCGCCAAGCTGGACAAAAATCTCATCCACAACTCGCTCATAACGAAGCGGCAAGTTACGGAGATCCGATTCGTACTTCGCTTTTTCTCCCTTGTAGGTATCCAGCTGCTCCCGATAGGCTGAGATTTCATCCTCGCTCATCTTTCGGTATCCACCCCAAGGCAGATTTGGCTCTTTAGGCGGAGCTGGAATAAGGTGTTCCTGAATTTCTTTTGCATCCAGATCAACTTTATACTTGCGGGAAAAGTACTGAACGATATTAGAGATAAAAGTGTTGTTCCGTTTTGCTAATACATCTAGCACCGCATTGCTATCGCAATTAAACTCGTTCCCAACAATATAATATTTGTAGAACCTGTCGTTTTCGGGCTGTAAAATCTCACTCTGCTCCACTTGAGCTTCCAGTATAGCCGTCGCAATCTTCCGTAATGCCGGCCCAGACTTATCAAAAGCAAGCTGCTGACGGTTACAATACTCTTTATCTTCTTCGGAAATGCGATTATCTGCTTTGATTTCAACAGCAGAAAATTTATCTAACAGGTTCATAAGAACCACTCCTTTCATTTATATCTTCGGACAACCATATCGGCATACTTGTTTGCCTTTCGTATCGCAATGCGCTCTCGAATTAAGGCGATGGCTACCACAATACTCATTATCAAAATCTCCACAGAACCACCCCTATATAATCAGAATGAAACTACTATTTGCTAACCATTTTTAATCGTGTTCTTCAAAGACGCCATTATCAATCTCTCCGCCAATAGAGAAGGCTTCATAAGCTGACTGTTCCAATCGACTGATAGAGGCGGTAGCATAACTGGCCTTTGCGCGGATCGCCTCGGCCTCCGCAATAAGGATGTCATGCACCAGGTTAAAAGCGTCCACAACATCACTGTCTGTCATAATCAATGTGCTATATTCTTTCTTGATTTCATCGAGCTTCTGTTTGGAAATGTACATAAGTCATACCTCCTTACGAAAGTCTCTATTAAAAGTGTTAGAGTATGCTGCGACTCCGTTCCAATCGTCGTAGCGCACCTTCTCCTGCTGCTCCCCAAACTGGAAAATCAAATTCGGTCTTGGCTCATTGCCGTCCTCGGGAACACGGCGAGTCCCACAAACGTACCATTTGGCAAACGGTTCCCGCCTGGATACTTCCCGCAGATAGTATCGCTTTGTTTCAATTCCACGATAAATCTCTCGGCCTGTTCCTTCCTCTACTCCCTCAAACTGCACCTTGATAACCTTTTCAGGATTCCGTGTCAAATTATTATGCCAATCGTTCTGTGAACAATTTAGATACCAAATATCCCCAAAGTGCGAATATCTCAATTCAGAATGTTGCTTGATGTATTCCAAACCCAAGCGTTCAAACATATCTTTCGTCATAAAGGATGTAGCTCGGTGCCCACTATCGTCCTCACAAATCAGCTTCACACGGCCATCCAAACACGCCTCGGCATTGAGTCCACTTATTCTGTACTCCTCATAATCCTGTTCTGTAGGAACTGTAACTTCGATTTTCATGCCGCCACCCTCCAGTTCTACTTCTCTTTGCAGATCATCAAAGTTTCTTGCTAACTCCGGCAATCATTTTTTCTAGCTGCTGTGCCACTGGATCAGTAATCGTCAACAGGATGTAGTCACGCTTATAGTAGGGCTTGCGATGTTCCTTATCCGAAAAAGTGTGGATTGCATCGTATGTTAGATGCTCCCCACCATCAGACGGCAGAGAAAACAAAATCTCAGCAGCGGCACACTTGCGATGCGCCCACCCCATTAGGCGACACGCCTCATCCATAAAGGTGCTGAGATACTGCGTATTACTCAGCCGATATAGCCGAAAGATATAGCCATATACAGCATTCTCGTTTTTCTCGGCCTCTTTCGCCTGTTCATCCAGAGGGGCAGGGCGTAGCCGCCCCAGCTCCACTAATTCCTGTACATACTTGGGAATTTTCATATCATCTTCTCCTTTTCAAAATAGAACGGAACGCCGGCCTGGAAGGGATAGATCGTGAAGTCGTGGTCGCTCCACACTCGCATTGCATGACAAGGCTTGTCTTTAGGAATGACAATGCGTGTTTTACCACCGAACATAACCTCAATATGGTCATCAGCATATCGGTTTTCGACCTGTAGTAACTTAAAAATATAAGTCTTTGCGGTTTCCTTAACCTCCACAACATATCGATAGGCATGGAAAATATCGCCGTCTTGCTCTGATACATAACGTCCTGGCTGTAACATCAGAGATATAGCTCCTTCCCGTCCACATACACATGGGTAATACCATCAATGACTTCCACCTGAATGTTCTTTTCAGCCATAACTTGGCGCTTCTCCGCAATACCGTAGGAAGCAGTTAGGCAATCATCATCCATAAATGCGGCGACTTCGCCCATCTCAACTTCGGGAATCAAATCAGACAAGAAGATACAGAACTGGTCTTTACTAACCTGCTCATGCTTGTGCGCATATTCAATTAGGCTCGCTACCATCTCACGGACAAATGAGCTACCGTTTTCGGCAAACACGTTAGGGAACGTATATTCCAGATAAGCCATAAAAGCATCTTCATTAAATCCCTTTTTCATTGTCGTTACTTCCTCCATTCCTAATTTCAGATGACACAGTAGCCATACATAATACACCTGCGATAAAAGCGCTCGGTGCGTTCATTGCAATCTCATCAAAGGTATTAAGTAGGCTATCTCCATCTCCGTGCTGTCTTTTGGGATTAACTTTAACCAGCTCCGGCATATAGACTTTAATATCCGCACGAAACTTCCCTACGTAATCGCTGTCGCCCCTCATTTGTGCTATCCGATTTGCTTCGGAAACAGCCTCATGCCCCTGCAGCGCAGAAAAATATCGAGTCTTTGAAATGTTTGGATTGTATCTATAATCTACGGACAACGAAGTGCCCCCGTGGTTGTGTCCCAGCCCAAATGTATAAATACAGTATCTCGGTTCAGTAGTACGGCTATAAAGCTCTCCATCCACCAAAAGGAAACGACGCATATCAGATCGAGCTTGTTTGAGTACAGCTTTTTTGGTGTATTCTTCGCCGTGATAAGAGCCACAACCATAACGAAAATACTTGCTTCCATGTTCATTCCACCAGGCCAAAGCTTCCAGCGGAGTATGATACCCATATTCATCCTCACCGCCAGCGCAAATATCACGGATAGAAGTTTTCTTCCAAAGCTTTCCTTTGTAGAGAAAGATTTTACCTGCGCCGTTATAAGAGAGATCTTCAAAAGCAAGCTGAAGCTCTGCCAAGGTGGTTTCCGATAGGTTGATGTTCACATATTCCTCACACACTTTATAGCGGAGCTTACGGCAACGGGGAGGTAGATAACCCTCCTCATATTTAATCCAAGTTTTAATCTTCATTCATAACGCCTCCCATTATATTTTCAAACTGTTCTATAATTTTGCTAACCATAAAAAAGAGGCGGGACAGATTTCTCCATCCCGCCTTGTTCCATATTTACGCGCCGACACCGGCCAGCAGAGAAGCCATCTTATCCATCATGGCGTGCCCATCCATAATCCGACCCCAGTTGTTCTCCTGATAGTTGGAAGTCATACGCCGGGGCGCAGAGTGACCAACCATATCAGACATCGCATTCAGCGCTCCCCAGGCAGTTCCAAGGAACTGGGCAATGTCAGGACGGAAGTAGCAGATCATGTATTCCTCGCGGGCTTTCTCTGCGTTCCGCTTCTCACGATCACTCATTTCCTCCGTAGAAGGGAACATCTCATCCAGAATTTTCGCAATCTGTTCATCCGTGATACTCTTGTTTGCCATCTGGTCAGCGTACACAGCCAGCTTGTCCATGTACTTGTTTGCCATATCCAGGCACATCCGCGCCTCATGAAGCTTGGCCTGAATATCGCCAGTATGACGGACAGACCACGCACGTTTGGCACCGTTCAGTGCGATGTTCAGCGTGTTGTTGCAAACCACACGGATAGGCGTCATACAGACCCGAATAGCACCGCTGCCATCGTGAGTATTAGAGAAGCAGAGATAAGGCTCAGTCTTATCACCCACGATCTCCCGATCCGGGAGCTTTGCCAGCAGCCAAATCTTTCGGCCACCCATCAGACTTCCCGCAGTCTCATAGCGTACCTCACCTTCAATCAGCGCGTCGGTAAAGGCAAAAGCTTCCGCATTCTGCACGACCTGGTATCTATCAGACACCACGCCAAGAACAGCGCCATCACTGCTCCGCACATTTGCAAAGAAGTTATCTACCTTGCGCCCGCCACAAACCTGAATCGGCTTACGCTCAACCTTCCAGTCAAGACCAGCCAACCGCAGCGCATCCGCACTGGTAGGGGCCTCGTCAACCTGGGTGCCCAGGCCGTGCCAGGGCTTCTCACGTCCAGCATAAAACATACTCTCAACATTCGCAGACATTTTTACGTACCTCCTAAATTTTTCGGTTTTGTTGGTTTATTACTGACACTATACTTACAAAAGGAATTAGAGTTTTGCTAACCGTTTTTTAATTTTCCCAAATATTATTTACATCAAAAGAAATGCGTGCGTGTCCATCTACGGCAGAGATAACAACGCCATCTGACTTCTGCATGATAGCAACAAGCGCAGCGATTTCTTCTTTATCCAGTGTGGCAGCAGGGGAGAAGTCCAGCCATAGAATAGCGTGCTTTTCTCTTGTGTTTGGATTGTAACCATCAATCAAATGTACATCATCGCAAAGACTCATAAACTCTATTAGATCGTTTCTAATAGCATGATATAGCTGCACCTTCTCAAAATTTGCTTGTGTTCCATTGAAGTTTTCGTTATGGTCGTGCATCTCTGCAATTTCTTCCGGGGTATAATTTACGCGCATCCGGCTTTCCTCCTCAGTTCCATATACTCCTTATAACCAACCCCCATCAAATCAGCAGCAGCGTGCAATGCCTGTTTCTTATCACTCATCGGGCCGGCGGGAATTTTAGGCGTCTCCACCTTATGGGGATACCATCGGGAGCTTCCTTTCTGCTTAGAAACATCATAAGTAATCATTAAATCTGTTCCTCCTATTCACCAAACCGCACGCCATCCAGGATTGCTGCATAGCTCATCCAGTTCCTTCTCTTTGCGATCTGCCTCTTCTGCTTCGCCCTCATCGGGAAAATCGGAAACATCCAAATCATAAACGTCCACATCTACATCGGAATTAGAATAGACAGTCTGAACCAGGCCACCTTTAACACGAATGGCTACCCGAACATTCAAAGTCTTTTCCTCGATTGCCCAGTTCTCATATTCCGTCTTGTAGTCATCACGGATGCTCGCCTCCGCTTCGCCACACGTCCAGTCGCGCCCTTCATCCGGCCTATCAGTCTCAGCAATTCCCCAGGCTTTCAGCGCTTCATTCCACGCATTTCTCATAGCCTCTTGCGCTTGCTCCATAGACAAGAAAAGCTCGGCATCGGCATCCCACACAGAAGAATCCTGCTTGTGAATCAGCACATAAACCTTCATTAGTAACCGTCATTCCTTCAATCCAAATTTCTTTTTCTCTTCCGCTCAATCTCTGCTACACGGTGGGGAAGAAAATTCATCATTTTGGCATATTCCATAGCGTCCGATTTCTTTTCGGAAAAACTACCAGCAACGGGGATGTAAGCATATCCTTCGGCATGGGCATACCATAGCCCGGATTTTGAATCTTTACTTACTACATAACGCAACATATATTCCCTCAACTATCCCGCGTAGAGCGTGTGTTGATATACTCCATGACCGCCTGGTACAGCTCCGGCGACGCAGTAAACAGGAATACGTCATACATCGGATTATCTCGATCTGGAGCAACCTTATAAGGTGTAAACCCTTTTTCAATAAGGAAGCTGCACATCCGCGCCCGCTTACACACATAGGTCTTCTGCTCTCTTACGTTGTTCATATCGTCAAGTCCTTTCTAAATGTTGTTTGCTTACACTATAATTACAAAACACATCTTTAATTTGCTAACCTTCAATAAAAAAAATAGCCCGCCGAAAAGCGGGCTATTTTTTAAGTAAAAACAGATTTCAAGAGGCTTCTGGGATTAGAGGCCAAACCAAACCATGCCTCTCCATTTGAAAATCGGGCAGTACAGACGTACTCCTGGAAGTCATACTTCTTTCCTAGTGTAGCCAGCAGACGGTTGATTTTCCGCACTTCGGCCTGATACTTTCGATAAGCTACACTTCTGCAGCAGTCAAAGTAATAGTGGCAATCATCGTTGCTGTAATCCTCTTCTTCCAGATCGTGCTCGACTTCAACGTAAAGCTGGATACCACAATAATATCCGCCCTTCACCTGAATCTTATGAAACATCAAGTCATAGTTAATATCTGCTAAGTCTTCTTCAATCAGAGGAACCTCAATATAACTATCGTAGTCATCGTCATAATCCTTTGCGTATAGAGGAAAATCTCTCATT